ACCAGGCCATGACGAGGTCGAATTTCCCGCGGCTGGCGTCCCGGTGCAGTTGGTCAAACCCAGGCCGCCTGTCTCGACCCTTGGCACCGCTGATCCCATGGTCGCGATAAATGTGCGTCACCTCATGACCCAACCGAGCCGCCGCAACCCGAAGCTCCCGCTCCTGATTGTCAGTGTCCTGATCCTTGGTACTGACGCGTAAGTAAAAAACGGCACGCATGACAACCTCTAAATATGGGACCCATTGGTATTAGGGGTTGAATATGGGACCCATTCGCCTATTAGGGGAAAAAGGTGGCGGCAGATATACATTGGAGAGCTTCGCATTTCGGGGCCGTCTCGACTGGGGCCCCTGGAAACGTTTCTGAGGGCACCCTCCCTAGAGGGCCTCCCTATGCCCTATAGAGCCTTGCGGAGCACGGTCGCCTGTTGACCTAGATCGCGGGCCACATAATCCCGTTCGCGCATAGCCTCGGCCAGATTGCCATGGGTGGACACAAGCGCCCATTGCCCATTGCGAGCAGTGAACACTCCAAAAACTTCTTTCCATTGCGGTGATACAAACATGATCTTGTCCTCACAGTTTCGATAGACTGTATATGGCATACCCTTGTCCCCAATACAAGCCCTTAGGGGACAATTATTTTAGGGAAAATAAGCTAATGGTTTCAATGGCAGTAATGGTGAATTGCGAATAGGGTTTGGGGACAGTAGACTTTCAGCGCTGAAATCCTACTATTCCTTACCAACTTCATTCTCTATGACCATACCCTCGTCATCCGTATCGCCCTTAAAATCCAGCTTGAATATCTCTTGCGACGTGGGCAAGCCGCGTGCTGCGAGCTCTGTGTCTACTTCAGCCAGCGTCTTAAAGATCATGTCGTTATGGGTAACGATCGCGTCGACAATACGCGGCGTGATCATATTGAGCATGGCTACGCCGTTTTTGATATTTTCGTTTGTCGCCTTGATAACGAACCCGACCATACCCTCGCGACCGCCACAGCGCGATAGACCCTCGAATATAGCTTCGCGTGTTAGGCGCGAGATATTATTCGGCTGCCCTCTGGTGCGACCATTAGGATTAGCAAACTTCTTTGGCGCCTCTTTTGGCGCCTCATACGGACGCAATTGGCGTTCTAGGCGCTGTTGCCGCACCTTTCCGTTGAAGGTTTTGCTTTTTACAGCTGTAGAAGTTTTCTGTTTTGGCACAGTGGTACCATGGTGCCCGACACGCCCAATAAAAAACCGCCCCGATCTGGGACGGTTGTTTCCCTTGTGCCTTGTCTCTTTTCAACGCGCGCCAAATTTCTTCTATTTTTTCTTAAAGGTCAAGCCGCGGAAGCGAAAATGGCTGGCGCCGCACGAAGCCACAAAACCCGCATTTTCTTTGCACCATTGCGCCATGCACGCTTTGCGGCGCCGTCCAGTGCGCCATAGCGAAGCGGCGGGGGGTGTGTGCTTCGCACCCCCCGCATGGCGCAATGGCGCAAATGCGAGTTTTGCGGGGGTATTGACGCGTCGCCCTGCGCCATGATGCGCCATAAAGGCGCCAATTTTAAAAACTTATGGCGCACCCATATTTGACTGCGCCAAAGAGGTATCCTGTGCCATCATATCAAATTATTGTGATATAGTTGACAGAATGACCCTAAACTCGGTTTTCGCGTCTTATTTGGGAATGATTTCGATCGCGGCGCACTGTTCGCAGCGGATAAAAATGTTGTCGTCCAGGATCAACAGCCTACTGATTTCGTCGAATACGAGTTTGCTCCCGCGAAAGGTATGGGCGCCGCTATTGAGGTAGGCAACGATGGTTGGCATACCTGTTCCTGTATCGGCGATGCGATCGGCGAGAATATAATCCGCGACGAATTTGGCTTGGGCCTCTGTCATTTTGCCCCCCCCTAATGATTATGGAATGCCCACAAGTCTCCATTATGGCGCACGAAGCACATATCATAATGCGGCATTGCGCCGCATTTAACGCGCACAATTCCATTTGCATTTTGCGGCGCCGCGCCGTATATTCTATTTACTGAATACAACCAAACTGTGAGGACAACATGTGGAACATTCGAACCTTAGGCCGCGACTACTACAACAACACGACGGGTTATGTTGTAGAGCGCAGCCGCGCCAATCAACGCGAGATCGCTGGCACCTTTAGCGGCGACCGCAACAATCCCGGTTCCTTTGATCTCGCCTATGCGCGCGCGCTGATGTGTGCCCGCAATGCGGCAAAAACAAACTGATAAGCAAACTAACATGACGCTGACTGTGAGGACACATGGCCGAGGTTGATTGGACATTACTGGCAAGCAGGGTTGATGTGCTGATCAATGAAGTTGCCAGCATCAAGGATGAGTTTCGCGTGCAACACGCCATTCTCATGCGCCTTGACACCGGACAAACAGCAATCCTGACCGAGCTGCACGCGATGCATACGCAAATGGCGCGCGTGCTCGATCGACTTGAGCAACACGATCGCCAACTCACGAAATAGTGGGGCAACCATGTCCAAGTATCGCGTAACTATCCTGCAGACCGTCTATCAGAGTGCCACACTGGAAATTGAGGCGACCAGCGAGAAAGACGCGGCGCAACAGGCGCATGTGATCTACACGGACGGGCCCGAGCTTGTCTGGCGCGTAGACGATTGCGACGACCCGGACATAGACGCTGAGTTGGTCGCGGATTATTTTGAGGCATACGGAATAAACGACACAATAGCAAAACGCGGCAAGTGATTGACTTATTGCCTCGCCATTGTGTGGGGCAATTGGGCAATCATGCCAAACTGTGAGGATCAGATGAAACGCTACTATGTGCACCGGACCGATCTCGGATGGGAGATTTGGGACCGTCAGCAAAACACAAAAGTCTACAACGCGAACACCAAGCGTGAGGCACAGGACCGCGTGAATAGCCTGAACTATTGGCTGACCAAACAAGCATGAGGGATCAGAACATGAGCAATCTAGAGGACGTTGAGGAAATGCTGCGCGACGAGGCGATAGCGCTGCTTGAATATCTTCAGGACCGCGGCCTATCAGAGCGTGAGGCCATTGCCGTTATGGGGTTCGCGATCACAAGCTTGATCACTGATCCGGAGAACATTCAGGAGTTTATCAGCGCGCTACAAGCATCACATGCGGCGAATAATGCGAACTGAGGAGGATCAGATGGACTATACGCCAGAACAACGCGCCATCATTGCCCGGATCGGCGATATTTCAGCCCGTTATCACGCCATAGTTGAGGAACATCGGCGGGCGCAGATTGCCGCTGGAGGGGCGATGCTTGATGCTATATCTGCGCTGACTGCGGCAATCGATCGCTCGAATGAATTGGCGCCGTTGTTTCTTGCGCATGGCGACGCCTTCCGCGAATTTCTGGATACGCTTTGAGCCCATCACCGGGCGGGTCAGATGGCCCGTCCCATGATGCGCTTGTGCATCAAATCAAACTGTGAGGATTATCAGATGGACAGAAAAAGAGAAAATAAAGTCGGGCTGACAATGGTTGGTCTGTTATTTGGGACCATAGCAGGGGTCGCTGTATTAGGCGCTGTAATAGGCTCGCAAGCGCCTTCCGCTCCACCGAGTGATGAGGAAAGGGTGCAGCAGGCACTCTATCAGCAATATTCTTGCCGCGCTTCGGTGAGAGATATCAAGTTTTCAACGTCAGACAAACATGGATCGTATTACATGGCCGGATGTGGCCTGTGGTTTTACGGCGCCTTTATCGATGAATCGACCGGGAAAATCGATGTGACAGAAATCCGTGTAAAGTGGAATGGACGCTAAACACAAAGCGGCCGGGGGATTGCAGTCCCCCGGCCATGAGCTGACCCTAGCAAACTGTGAGGTCAAACTAGGACCACGCTCGAAAGGATCAATAGCAATGGACGCGTCAGAATACAAGGCCGCACGCGAGAAGCTTGGTTTGTACAATGTGGAGCTGGCGCGCAAGTTGGCTGTGAACCTGCGCACCGCGCAACGCTACGAGTCAGGCGAGTTGCCGATCAAAGAGACCGTCGCGCGGCTAATTCAGATGTACGTTAAGCACGGCATACCAAAGGGATGGTAGGCGCATGCCATATATTATTCTGTGCGAGTCACCGGACGGCGCGGTTAGCGTTTATGCGGAAAGCGACGATGATCCGACGACGGCGATCGTTTTCCCGACAAAGTCAGATGTGCGGAAGGCAATTGAGGAAAGCGTACTGCTGCAAGGCCTGCCGATCCAACGCGTCAAGCTCAAAATGAAATACGGAGGGGAATAAAATGGATCAGATATTTCTAGGCAAAGGCGCAAGCCTGAACCTTGCGCTGGCCAACCGGCACGGCCTAATCACCGGCGCCACGGGCACCGGCAAGACGGTCACACTGCAGGGATTAGCCGAGAGTTTTTCCCGTGCCGGCGTCCCCGTGTTCGCCGCTGACGTCAAGGGCGATTTATCCGGCATTGCGGCATCAGATCGGTTTCCCGTGCTGTTCTGGGACCTGTTTGGCAAGCAGGGTCACCCGGTGCGAGCGCGGATATGGAGCATCGGTCCGATCCTGCTCAGCCGCATGATGGGCCTCAACGCAGTTCAGGAGGGTGCACTCAACATTGCCTTTCGCGTCGCCAGCGATCACGGCATGCTGTTAGACGACCTCAAGGACCTGCGCGCCCTTCTGACCTTCCTGACCACATCAGCCGGTAGCATCTGGTCAGCCGAATATGGCCGCGTGTCCAAGCCAACGGCCGGCACCATCCAACGTCAGATCCTGGTGCTGGAGAACCAAGGCGCAGACCATTTCTTTGGCTTGCCTTCGCTCGAGCTGGATGACTTTCTCAGCACTGACGCACAGGGGCGCGGCCGCATCAATATCCTGGCGGCCGATAAGCTGATGCACAACCCGCAACTCTACGCCACATTCCTACTCTGGCTGCTGACGCAAATGGAACAGCAGCTGCCCGAGGTCGGCGATCAGGACAAGCCCAAGCTGGTGTTCTTCTTTGACGAGGCGCATCTCCTGTTCACCGACGCGCCCAAGCCATTGCTCTATCAGATCGAGCACGTGGTGCGCTTAATCCGCTCCAAAGGTGTTGGCGTCTACTTCGTCACCCAGAACCCGCGTGACGTCCCAGACAAGGTGCTGGGGCAGCTGGGCAACCGCGTGCAGCACGCGCTACGCGCCTTCACGCCACGCGATCAGAAGGCCGTTAAAGCTGCGGCAGACACCTTCCGGCCGAACCCCAAGCTCGACACCGCCAAGGTGATCATGCAGCTCGGCACCGGCGAGGCGCTGGTGTCGTTCCTGAATCAGACCGGTGCACCGAGCCCGGTAGAACGCATCCAGATACGTAAGCCATCCTCACGTATTGGCCCGTTGACGGCGCAAGAGCGCGAGGCTGTGCTGGATACCTCGCCGATCGCGGGCAAGTATGAGGGCGCCATTGACCGCGTCTCGGCCTATGACTTGCTGACCTATGGGCTCGCCCCGGCGGCGCCGGTTACGCCGACTATCCCACAGTGTCCATCGCTGTCCGGGCGCATTGCGCGTTGGTTCTTGGGCGCGCATGACGCCGCCATGGTTGGCTTTCCGCAAAACATTCCTTGATACCCACTTGACATGCGTCAAGGAGATCATGATCATCGCGCCCTTCAGCGGGCGATTCGATGGCCAAAATCAGCGAGCATTTGAGCGAGCTTGTCGAGCTGGGTGCAGAGCGCTCGGTTACCATCTACGATCCCGATAAGGGCCTCAAGACGATCGCCGTCGCGGAGGCTGGCGAGCGGCATTGGGCCCGCGCGTGGCGTGAGACCAAGGACCCGTTTGCGCGTGAGCAGTTGGAAAAAGCCATCAAAATCAAGATAGACGAGCAAGTCAAATACCTCGTTTGGCGCAATGAGGCGGTAGAATCATCGCAGAAAGCAGCATCATCGGGCCGAAAAGGCATAAGTAGGATTTCAGCACTGAAATCCTACTTACCCGCTGCCGATCCCGGCGACCTCGTAATTCATCGCTGGAACACGCGCTTTTGTTCTAAGCCGGACAAGCGATCAAAATGGATCAGCGATCCGGACAAGATCGTCTCGCGCCAAAACGTCGCCAAGCACCGCGCCACGCGCATTTGCGAGCAGCAAAATGACGGCACCGTGCGCGGCACCGAAGGCACCGGAGAAATCGAACGTTATACGCCCGCCATATACATCGAGGCGACACGCCGAGTGCTCGGTGAGATTGACCTAGATCCAGCCTCATGCGATCTGGCGCAGCAAACAGTAGACGCCACCGATTACTTCACGATTGAGGATGACGGCTTGAGCCAGGAATGGCGCGGCCGCATATGGCTTAACCCGCCCTATCATAAAAAGCTGCTGCCCGCCTTCATCAGCAAATTAGTTGCGGAAATTGCATCAGGTCGCATCACTGCGGCAATCATGCTCACCAACAACTCCACCGATACCGAGTGGTTTAATACGGCGGTGGGCGTCTGTCAGAGCATCTGCTTCACGCGTGGTCGGATTCAATTCCACCCCGCCGAAATTGTAGGAGCACCAACTCAAGGTCAGGCATTTTTCTACTTCGGCAACGATGTGCAGCGGTTTGAGGATGTGTTCTGTGTGATTGGCCTGTGTCTGCGGCCGAGTCGTCTATACGAGCCGCTACCGGAGGAAAAAAACGAGGAGGAACAAGATGGCGACGAAACTTAACGGCAAGGGAAAGCAGCGAAAGTCGATCCTTTCGCCTGAAGAAGCCGCGCTCCTTGCGCCGATCCTGCATCAATCAGGAATCATTACTCGACTGAAGCTCAGCGAGCTCGAGGTCGACTGGTCTTATCAGACCCGGCCGCGCGAGCGCATCGCCCATAACATTGAGCACGAATTTTACGAGGCGTGGCTTGATGTATTTCTTGTCGCGCAACGACCTAACGGTAGTTACTGGATCTATGACGGCGTAACCCGCAAGGAGGGCCTCGTTCGTCGCGGTGAGAAAGACCGCGAAGTCGACTGCAAGGTGTTTCAGTCTACCGGTCAGGCTCAAGAGGCGCAGATGTTCGCCTTGACCAATTCGCGGCGCCTCAAGGAGTTTATTCGAAAAGAGACGGCGCTGCATTCTTACGGCGTGGCTGGCACTGACAAGGGCTTTGAGGCCGCCATCGAAGCTTGCGGTTATACCTTGAACGGCAAGGGAAAGCGCAATTTGCGCGGGCCCAGCTACGTTGAAAAAGCCTGGCAGCTCGATATGGACCCCAGGCATGGCGTCATGGTCAAATCGCTTAACTCGATCAGGGAATGCTGGAAGGACCGATATAGGGTCTACGGCTACATGGTGTTTGGCATTGCGATTCTCTATGACTCGCAGCCGCGTCCGATCGACGAGCCGGTGCGCAAGCAACTCATCAATCATCCGCCTGATGAGATTATCGAGCATGTCAAGACGCGCTGGGCCAAGACTGGGGCCAAAGCGTTGCGCATCCATCCTGGCGACATGCCGCTGCAGATAGCGCGTTGGCTGGCTGACAACATCAACAAACATCCGGGCAAGTCAGGACGCCTTGATGTTTCACGACTAAATGAAACATATACCACGATGTGATCAGCCATGTCCGAGGCTGCCATCGCCATCGGTGTTCTTTACCGCAAGGCCAGGACATCAAGCAACGACCGACCGTTTTATTTGAGTGAGGCGGGCAAGGGGCTGATCAAGTGCAAGGAATCGCTTGGCCACAAGCAATGGCAGAGCTGGATCAGAGCACATGAGGACGTGCTCGGCTTTAACGAGCCCGCAGCACGCTCGCTGATCCAAGGCGCCGAGTGGCTGGCGGCAAACTGGCAGCTGGCCAACCAGCTTGAGGAGATCGTCACCAATCCCTGCGCCACAGTTGAGGATTTAGCGCGGGCCGCTGAGATCAGGCAACTGATCAGCTTTCAGTTTCGTCCCAAGTATCGCGGCACGATCGCGCGCAGGCGCAATGAGTGGTATACGCCGCTCGAATATATCTCGCGGGCACGCGCGGTTTTGGGCGATATCGATCTCGACCCCGCATCCTGCGAGCAGGCGCAGCGGACGGTTAAGGCGAAGCAGTACTTCGACAAAGAGCAAAACGGGTTGCATCAACCGTGGTACGGACGGGTCTGGCTCAATTCACCGTATCAACAGCCGACCATGGGCAAGTTCATCAGCAAACTGATCAGTGAATGGAATTCCCATCGCGTCAGCGCCTGCATTGCGCTGACCCACAATTTCACCGACGCGATGTGGTTTCACGACGCGATATCAGCGGCTGATTGCGTCTGCTTCACGCAAGGTCGGATCAAGTTCCAAGATTGCGACGGCGGCTTAGCCCAACCGACACAGGGCCAAGCCTTTTTCTACTTCGGCCCGCAGCCCGATGCGTTCAAGCATGAATTCGGACGCATTGGCTTCATCGTGCGGCCGGAACCGGATTCATGGTCAAGACAAAGGGTGCGCCAACCGGAGATGACAAATGCATGATCCAGACATATGGACGCCTGTGGGGCGCAAGCATCTTTACGAACGGCTTATTGTCCTGTTTGGGGCCGTGACCGAATGGGAATCACCATCCGCCCCTGCGCCCGGTCGCGGGATCAACAATTCGTTTGATGAATTTTGCGAATCCTTTGCCCGTATAGTTGGTGCCAAATCAGGAGATGCAGTCAAAGTTCAGATCCGCTTTGCCATACATGTGCATACAGGTGGATATTGGATGAACGGACAATCGCAAGCTGCTATTCTTAACAAAGCCGCTGCACTTGAGGCCGGATTTATCACCAGCAAGCACATCGCGAAGCTTGTTAGGACGCGAAAAAAGCAGTAATTTCATGAAACGCCACAACAAGCGATCTGAAAAAATCCGCGTAGTCTGCGTTCGTTGCGGCTGGCGCGGCAAACGCAGCAGCACGACCATATGGCCAGCCTGTCCGCGTTGCGGTGCGCGCGCCGATCTGATAGTACCGCGACAGCAAGAATCGGATGAAGTTGGTGATGCTGTCCAGAATCAAAATCGCATCTAATTATTTCAACTTTTATCGCGGCCCGCATGATGCGTACCCCATTAGGGTAGTGGCTCAATTTTCTTATCTTACCAACCGATCGCGAACTTACAGTATGGTTGAGGATTGGTCTCTGGATGCGGCCACCGCATTCCATCGACGAATAGGGCGGGCAATTAGATCTGCCAAGCCATCGAGCGCCGATCTAAACTGGGATTACTGATTTGGTGCTGCTATTGACGCAGGTGATCGATATCGACGAGGCTATGACAGAAGCCGAAACGCTGCTCGTCAAGGCTGGCTTTCGGTTAAATTACGTCAGTATTATTGGCAGCAGTCGGTACTATAAGTTTTCTCGCAGAGTCGGCACGCTGCGCGTCAGCGACCATCCCAGATCAGAATATTCTCAGGAACGGCAAACGATAGACAACAAGGTGCTCGCTGGCGTCACCATCAATCGTAACACAAAGCAGGAGCACATCGTTGGGCTGGTGGCCGAGGCCATCGGTCGCTACCTGATCAAGAGCGGGAACATCAAATGAAACTGCGCGATCTATTGAAGAGGGCCGAGCCCGCGATGCAGAACAAAAGCAAGCGAGAGGCTATCGGTCGCATGCTTAAGGCTCATCCGGACTGGTCAGATCGGAGAATAGCTCAGTCGGTGCACATCTTGATATTCACTGACGACGATCTCGAGATAGAACTATGAGCGACGAACAGGCTAATATTCGTATCCGGATTACGCGTCAGTCTCACTCTTCGGCGGTTCCCATAAATCGGAATGCACGCAGCCGCGTAGCTTGCGCTGTTTCTTTGACCGATATTTGGTTTCGATCAGACGCGGCGGATTGGCCTCACGCCACGCCTTGATCATCTGCGACGCGCGACCATTTTCATCGATCTTGAAGAATTCTTTGACCAACTCGCCGACCCAGCGGAAGACTTCGTAGTCATCGTCCCTTCGGGTCGAACACGTGTAGAGTTCACCGGTCGGCACACCGTTTTGATCCAACAATCCTTGGTCAACCCGGTGCATGAAGTTGGTAATGTCGACATCGGTGATCCCATCCATCAGACCGGGCGGCGTCCAGGGCTCGAGCGCCCCGACCTCGTCGCCGGGAATGTCACCGCGGGCATTATCCAGAGTGATCGATATTTTCTTGAACCACTTGGCGAATGGCGACTTCTTGTTCAGATTAGCCTTAGCATCGTCATAACGTAAATAGTCGTGACGGTCCTCCTCCTTGACGCCCATGGCCTGCGCCTCGGTCTTGGACATGCCGAACAGCGTTGAGACAATGCGGGCGACCCCGATCAGGGCCGATGCGCCACGCGCGGCATCGACATCGCCCGCCATGTCATGCGCATACTTCTTGGTGTGATGCACTAGAATGACAGCAACATTGCAGCGACGCGCCACCTCGCGCCACAGAATTGCCGCCCACTTCAGTTCGTTGTTGTTCTCCTCGCCCTCAAACGTCTCGGCAAATGGATCAACACAAATCCAATCCACCTGATGCCGCTTGACCGTCTCTATCAGCCGTTCCAACAATGGCGTCGCCACCATGGTCTTGGTGCTGGAATGAAACTTGGCAATGATGATGCCGTGCGAGCTGTCAGCCAGGATCACCTTATCGGCGATGCCATCGCGATCGACCTGCATCACCCGCAATGCTGCGGCAAAGCGGCGGCGCTGTTCCAGGATATCGTCCTCGCTGTTGACCATCAGCACGCGCAGCTTGGCGCGCGGCCGCCAATTGGCCCACGGCTGAGCGTCAGCAAATCCGAGCGCCAGCTGAATTGTCAGCAGGCTCTTGCCCGACCCGGATGGCGCCACCAGGACGGTCACCTGCTTGCGCATCAGCAACCCAGGCACCTCCCAATCGCGCGGCGGAATATCCTTTTCATTGACCGGGAAGGCGTATTCGACCTCGATCGCAGGTGCTGCGGGTGGCGGTTCCGGCGACCACTCCGGCAGCTGCTCGACGATCTGCCACAGATCGCCGGGCTTGAGCCCAGCCTCAAACCAATCGCTGATATCGCCCTTCTCCGGGCATTGCGCCCACACTTGGCCGAGATCGAGCAGTCGCACCCGGCGCGCAATGCTGTCGCTCAGCTGCGCCGCCACCGCATGCGCATGGTCCTGGCCGGGACGCTTGGGCCGACCATCCTGATGACACAGCGGCTCGCCCTTGGCGTTCTTGGTCTGCGGGTCATTGTCGGCAATGACCACCACGTCGGCGTCGCGAAAGAACGGACACAGCGTGTCCGACCAACTTCCCGCTCCCATGGCATTGCAGGTTGCCGGCAGGCCATTGGCCCACATGGTGTTGACGTCCTTTTCGCCCTCAACAACGAACACCGTGTGTTCGTTGGCCAAGGCCTCGCTCAGCTCTGCCATCCGATAGGGCACCTGGCGCACGCCATGCATATTCCAAATCCAGCCGCCATTGCCGTCGGGACGACGCTGGCGAAACGTCTTCGGCTCGGCATAGCGCACCACCTGGTAAAGCAGACTGCCCGCCTCATCGAGATAATTGTAGTGCTCGACCTCACGCCCCGGCGATGACCGTTGCGGCTGCGGCTGTTGTGGCTGATGTGCGCCATTGCTTTTGCGCACAGGCGGCGCTTGACCGTTGCCCTCGCGTTCGCGGAATTCATCAATCCATTGCATGCAGGCTACGGTCTGAAAGCCTTTAATATGACGAACGAGATCGACCACTCCACCGCCTTTGCCGATCTCATGGTCGTACCAAGTGCCCTTGGTCAGATCGACCGACAACGAGCCATGGGTGCCAAAGCGCAGCTCGGTATCGCTTGAGAGGCGCCGATTAGGCTCACCCAAGAGATGCAGCGCCACCGGTTCCATGAGCGCAACAAAATCGGCAGTGTCGGGCACGCGCCACCGCCTTTCCGCTCAACCATTGTTCAGGAAAGGAAACTTCCGTCGCATATCTGCCAGCACGGTCCCGCTCAGTGGCTCGGCGCCGGAAGCAAGAATACAGGCCACGCTATTGCTCAGCTCGGCCTCAAAGACCTTATAATTGACCGCGCGCTCGCGCCTGGCGCGGCGCTCCTCATTGTATTTCTTGTACGCCGCATTGAACGGGTGTAGCGCACCGTTTTGCTTGAGCACATCCATATTGATGCGCACCCGCTGCGCCATCTGCGCCGCGTTCTTGATGGCGGTCTCGTGATCGGTGATTGGGTACAGCGGAGCATATTCTGATGTGGATGGATCGGATACTGTCGCCACGCCACGAATGACCAATACCACCTGCTCCCAGGTCAGCACGCTGATGTTGCCGTGCTTTTGTTTGAACTTGCGCGGTGCGTCGGCGAGCCATTGGGCCAACTCAAGGCTTCCTACCCAGCCGATCCATTTGGGCTCAAAATGCTGCTGCTCCCAGGCGTCGAATGTGCGCTGCAAATTCTGGGCGGCACCGGTGCGGCTCAACCCCCACGGATCGGCCAAGACATAGACTGCCGCCGCGCCGATCGCGCGCAGGTAGTCAGCCGCGGCTTGGTCAGGCAGTATAATCATTGCATTCGCAGTGGCTTCTCGCCGACCAGCATCCAGTCCTTGTTCATGCCTTTGGCCTGCTGCAACATGCTGATCAGCAGGTCAATATCACCGATACTGCCGATGCCGATCATTTCCCGATCCTCATCAAATAAACCGACGTGGACGCATTTGCAGTCGTTGCACCAGGTAAACGAAACCGCGCAGGCGATGAGGGGCGCGTGCTCGTGCATCAGAAGACTCCCACGTTGTCGTCGTTGAGCCCGCGTGCGATGATCGCACCGCCAGCGCGCGCAAGTGAGGAAATGTCGCGATGATTGAGGCGAACGCTGCGTGATGCTTGGCTATTGCGATAGACGCGGCGCGGCTCGATGCCCTTGGCGTTGCCATCGCACAGGCACAAAAACGCCACCAGTAGCCGCTGCCGATATGGCAGCAAATAGCGGGCGGGCCAACTCAAGGCATGATCCATTTCCTTGATCTGCTGCGCGGTCGGCGGATCGTGCCGCGACCAGTTGGCGTCGGTCTCCCAGGTTTTATAAGCCGTGTACAATTCGTCGCTGACCTTGCCCTCGGACGACATCGCCTCGATATCGTGACAGCGCGCCATCAGCGCGTCCCATTCACGCTCCCAGGCGGGCCAACAGGTCTGTGGTAATTTCGGGTAGATGCGGCCCAGCGGCGTATGCTTGAGCAAGCCCAGCGCTTCGGTATAGCGCTGGATCACATGCGGGCTGTCCCAGCGCGACGGAATGTGGTCCAGCATCGGCCCGTCTTCCAAGGGATTCCATTTGCCGGGCAATATTTCGCCCTCAGTGTCAGTCCACACCGTCATGCCGAGATCCCTTGAGTTGTTGAGCGCAGGATGTGGTACCGCTTAAGGATGGCAATCGCGTCGTCAATGTTGTCGGCGACCTCGTAGAACGAGCCCTTGACCGTCACGCTGTCGCGAAACTGCTCTTGATCGGGGCTCAGATGCTCGCCGCGCCGCTTGAGTTCCAGGAATAGGTTTTGCGGAAAGATGCGCACCTGCGGCTCGGCCGCGACCGACACCGGCTCGCCCCAGGTGAAGAAAAAATCAGCCACCCCTGGCCGCACCCCCATGGCCTTGAGCTTGGCTGCGTGCCGCTTGTTGCGCAGCTCGCCGTTGGGCGTGTGCCACCAGTCGACACCTTTGCGTCCCAGCAAACGCAGCAACTCAGCCAGCGCGATTTGCATCTTGTATTCAAGCGGGTTGAGCGCAGGCACCTTGCGGTAGCGGTTCGAGAACAGATCCTTTTGCGCGAGCACCGTCATTGCAGGGCCCTCGCGCGCGACTGTCGAAACCGGGCAAAGTTGAAACTATTCTGCTGCTGCCCAGTGATCAGATCCGCGGCATCTTTGCGGCTCAGATGATACGACTGGTCCGCATCTGCAGGGACGACGACCCAGACCTCGCCAGTGTCATCGCTGAGATAAAACACCATGGCGCGGATATCGCTGTCCTCGTTGAGCAGTATCCAGCACGGTGCGGAGTCGGCGACCAGGTTGCCGTGCCCGTTTGCGTCCAACCGATCGATCATGTCGCTGATTTGCTCGCGTATAGTCATGCTGACGTTCCGTTCGGTTGCGGAGACGGGCAATCACACATCCAGACGAACAGGACGCTGAACTGCTCGTAATAGGTGCCCGTCAAAGCGCGGGTCGGGCACCAGCCGAGCTTGCAATAGGCATCGGCGTCGCAGTGCCTGACGAAGCGAAAGGTCTTGTGAAAGTTCGGCGGACTCACCGGGAAACCTCCCCTAAATCACGACCGGATCACGGTTTCCTCACACCCCATGTCAAGTTGGCCTTGACATGGTGTTAAGGAATTTGCTTTAACCTGGGCTTGGCCATTTTGGGCGCGTTGCCATTGGCCTTACGCGACGGCTTCCACTTGTCGCCGCGCAATTTGTACTGGGGAATGCCGAGGATGCGCTTGATCGCGGGCACATGGGCTTCTGGAACACGAGCCTCCCAAAGCGCGATTGCCTGTCGGCTGATGTTCAACCGCCTGGCCAAGGTTGCGAGACCCTGGTCAGGCCCCTGGCCCGGCTTCGCTAACTTCAAAGCCGACAGGCGGCGCACCTCCAGCACCGCCTCGCGATTTAGCTTGTCCCAGTCGGGCTGGCCTGGCACGGCAAATAGCCCCCTTCCAATTTGGCGACGAAAGATGCGGCTCCCTTGACGCTATGTCAAGTAACCTTAGCGGGGCCAGCCAACACATGAAAGCCACTCCAGGAATGCGATTGCGACAGGCGCGTGAGATCGCACGTCTCTCGGCCTACGCCCTCTCCAAGCATCTCGGCATCAGCCGGCAAGCGCTCAGCCAAATGGAGTTGGGTCAGATCGACATACCTCCAGCAAAGATCGAGCAGATCGCGCAACTTCTGGCGACGACACCAGGATGGTTGCGCTTCGCCGCCGGGCCTGCGCCGCTCTGGGCAGAGGTCCCGCTCTGGGTGCCAGAGATGGATCTCGAGGATCACGCGAACCTCAATGTGCGGCTGCGTCGGGGCGACCCCGATGATGAAATCGAATGGCGATATTATCGAACACGGCGTGAATGGGCGGTGCCAGCCTCCGATGTCCAACGTCTCGGCGCGGAGCCTGATAAGCTGATTGCAGTCCGCGTTGGCGAAGCACTCCCACCAGAATTCAGGCGTGGAGATATTGTCATTCTCGATCGCGCCGCCAACCGCTTCAGCACAGACGGCTATTACGGCGCAATCTTCGAAAAAAAGTACATGCTCGCGAAGTTACGCCGGGGCGAGGACGGATCCTTGTTGGTGAATTGTCGTCAAGGCGAGGATCAAAATATTTCCGCCAGAGCCATCCACATTATCGGACCTGTGGTGTATTCCATCCGCCGTCGCACCAACTTTTCCCTTTGAGGAAGTGAAGCGAATCAGATACTTGCAGATATATTACGTCACGTTGCGTTGCGTATAGGATTGCGGACTTTCTTTTTTTTGGGGTTACCGTGACAAAAAGAACCAAGCGTGCAGACCGTCTGCCGCGTCTGAGGCGCGCCAAGCAGCGGCGCGTGTTCACAACCCTTATGCTGGGATTGGATGAGCTGTTTCGCACGACGCTTGGCCAATTCGAGGCGCGTTATGTCTTGGAAATGCGTCACGTCTTTCAGCGTGTCATCGCCTGCCACCTCAAGGGCGAGACGGCTACCGCACATGAGATTGGCAAGCACAGCGGTCTTGCGCGCATGACGGTGCAGCGTATCCTCGACGATTTAGTCCGCGTCGGCTGGGTGGAGCGCGCGGGATCACACTATTGGCTCTCTCGGCGCACGGCGAAAATGCCGGTGATGCCGCGCAGCGCCTATGACAAGGCCACCAAGCTCGTCATCGATGCGGCTAAGGAATTGCAATCGAAGCGGAAAAAATAAACGGTTGCCTAAAACAACGGTTGCCGAAAACTGGCAAATATGCCGGCGGCAAAAAAAATGTGGCGCTTTTTTGAGCGGCCATCGTCATCATCTGTCTTGAAGCTTTTGTGACACGCGCGCATGATATCGAAAGACATATCGGCGTCGGAGCGACAGCCGTGCGAGAGATCGTCAATAGCGCATGGCGCGGCGAAGTGGCGGCTCTTTACCAGACGCTGGATACACTTTTCCGCAAGCCTTGGCGCGCGTTGGGTATTAAGAACCGGATCGCGCGTGATATGGTGGCCATTTCGGCCATCGTTATCGCCAATCATAATCAGAACAAGCTGACCACGGCGCGGGACATTGAGGTGCAGCTCGGCATTGCGCGGCAGACCGCGCAGCGACGCATGGAAAAGATGAAGAAGGTCGGCTATCTAGCGCGCGAGGGGAGCGGATTTTGGCTCAGCGACAAGGTTGCAAAAGCGGCACCAGCGGCGGCAGATTTCGCCACCATCGAGGCCAATATCCATAAGGCCAGCAAGACATTATCCGCCTTGCACCATTAAGTTTGCCCATTTTGGGCAAAATCGTTACATCATTATAACGTAAATATGGCCGAGTCCCCCTTGAGTATGACAGCGCCGTACCTTACCAAAAGATATAAGAACGTGTCAGGGAGAGTACCCAATGGCCGATCCGGCTGCCGCCCTGCAGAAAGATACCGTGGTTCAGTTGCGCACTGAGCGCGTTCGGCGCAGGGGGAGCCTCGCCTCCGCCGAGCAAATGCGGGAAGCGATGATCCTTGGGTGCCTGGGCGCACAGATCGCCGCGCAATTCGGCGGCGGCGCCGGTCTTAACGAATACCTGACGAATGCCGAGACCTGCGGCAAGCAAATTTTGCGCGCTCGAAAAGCTCCTTGACATCTCCTTGACATGGTGTGAAGTAAACCGGGCACGGGCATCGCGACTGATGCTCGTGCCCGGCCCTCGCTCAATAGCAACCTAGAGCTTTTGCTGACAAACCGGCGGGGGCCGGTCCCTTCTCTTCTGAGCAGGGTGGCCCCATGGCTGAGCGTCAGGGCATCTACTTTGATCTGAACGAAGCCGACTATCATGCCGATTCCGCGCTCGGCTCGACCGACATCAAACGGCTGCTGCAATCCGGCCCGGATTATTGGTGGGACAGCCCGCTTAATCCCGACTACAGCCCGTCGCAACCAACTCCGCAGCAGCGGTTCGGCCGCGCATTGCACAAGTATGTGCTGGAAGGCAGTCAAGCGTTTCGTTCGCTGTACGTCCGTCGCCCCGACGATCTCGTCACGCTCACCGCCAAGGCCAAGGCCGAGTTGTGTCCCAATGGCGAGAATGTACTGGACGGGGAGGACTTCGACCGCATTGAAATCAGCGCCAAGCTGATCGCGCAGAACCCGGACCTTGCCTCGGCGTTCGAGGGCGGGGTGCCGGAAGTCTCGGTTTTCTGGGACGCCTCCGGCATCCGATGCAAGGCGCGCTTTGATTATTTAAAGCCGCGCGGCATCGGCGACCTCAAATCAATCCGCAACTGGACTGGCCGATCATTTGACGAAGCCTGCAGGCGCGCAATTGTCGACTATCGATACGATTTACAGGCCGAGCATTATTTGCAAGGCCGCACCCAGATCCCTGAGCTTGTCAGCGACAAGAAGGTCTACGGCGACCACGATCCGGCTTGGCTGCAGCGCGTCGTCGCCGCCGAGCGCTTCGCCTTTCAGTGGATCTTTTTCCAGGCCGAGGGCGCCCCCATCAGCTGGTCATGCTCGTTATCGCCCGGCAGCGCGATCCTAGAGATCGCCGCCCGCGATCGACAGCAAGCCTTCGCAATCTATCGTCACTATCAGCAACAATTCAAGCCCGGCGAAATGTGGCTGCTGCAAGACCCAGTATCGGAGTTGCAACTCGCCGACATGCCAAATTGGTACAAATAACGGGAGTAGGTCCATGGCAGAAACAGTCACCGACGACGGCGAAATCATCGATAGCAAGCTGCCTGTGCCGCAGGACGAAGGCGGAACGCTATCGGTCATCGCCCGCGCCGAGCTCGACAGCGCCATCGCCACGGCAAAGGCATACCCGCGCGATATGCACAGCGCCATCGCCGATATCATGACCCTGGCCACGCTCGATGAGGAGACTGCGGCCGAAGCCGCCTACGCGCTGCCGCGAGCAGGCAAGCCGATCAAGGGTCCGTCCATCCGCCTCGCCGAGATCGTCGCCTCGCAGTGGGGCAACAACCGCTGCATAGCGCGCTTTGTCCGCATCGATCGTGAGAACAAACTCGTCATTGCCGAGGGGGTCTTTATCGATCTGCAAAAGAATTCGACCATCAGCAAAGAGTCGAGTCGCAGCATCGCCGATAAGCGCGGCCGCATGTACTCCGACGATATGATCGCCATAACTCTGAACGCGGCCCAAGCTATTGCACTCCGCAATGCGATCTTTACCGGTATTCCTAAAGGCGTTTGGGCCAAAGCCTACAAGGCCTGCCAGCAAATCGTCATGGGTGACGTCAAAACTTTGGCCGAGCGTCGCGAACGCGCCGTCAAGGCATTTGCCCAATTCGGCGTGAAACCAGAACAACTTTACGGCGCCTTGGCAGTCAAGGGCATCGAGGATCTGACGATCGACCACATGCCGATTTTACAGGGAATGCACTCGGCATTGAAAAACCAGGAGTCCACGGTCGAGGAAATGTTCGATGCGCGCAGAACCGGCTCCACGCACGAGGTGGTGACGAACCCGCTCAAGGATGAACCGGGGGGAGAGTTGAAGCTCGACTACAAAGCAATCGGAGTCGCCGCACATAAACAGGGGGTCCCGCGCGATCGACCGCCTGGCGAATTGCGCGGTGAAGATCGCACGGCTGATCTGGAACAGTGGCGCACAGGTTGGGATAGCGTCGGATAGGAGCAGGGATGGCCAAAATGGATAGCCTGAAAGACCGAGTAGAAACTCGATTAGGTAAGAAAATTACAGAAACCGAACTCGAAGAAGCCATGCACAGTTTGGATAAGGTGGATGCGCGCATCGACGCCCCCGATCTAATAAGGGTATTGGTTGGAGCAGTCCAATATTTGTTGCTGAAAGAGGGCAGCAATAGTTCAAGGCACGCTTTCAACATGTTGGAACAGCGCTTATGGGAGTTTGAAAACAATAGTGAGACCCAATGATGCGTGAGATCGAAATTCTAACGCTGGCCATGGTCGTCATGTTTGCTGTGTTGTGGTTCATGACATGAGCGACTTCAGTGATCAGTTGTTGGAGCTGCTGCGCAAACGCAACGAGGCACAGGCGGATTTGAACATATTCCTTCGTAACAACCGGCCGACCGAACTGGACGACATCGCACTGTCCATCCGGGTGTTGAGAGGACCGAGCAATCCGAAGCTCAAATGCCAGTATTGTGGCGGCGAGTACTTTGGCCACGGCGGCCTGACGCGGCACCTCAAGCATTGCAAGAAGCGGCCAAAGACTTAGCGGCGGGACGCACCGAAATGAGCTGTTTGATGTGCAAGCATTTCAAGCCAATCCCTCCAGCGGATTGGACGCCTTCGTACCGCGGTGAGGAGTACAATCGATATGATGTTCGCACGCTTATCAAAACGACCAAGCATCATCAAAAGGGCCAATGTGCATTAAACCCAGTCCATGTCGATGTGCTGACCAATCATTATTGTGGGCAGTTCGTCGACGACACTAGGAGTCGTGATGACAACCCAGCTTATCGCGTTTCTACGTTTATTTGGGGCGACTATAACAGCCGATACGTCAATGAGCTTAAAGAATGGGTCGCAATGCTGAAGCGGCAGCTTAAAACGACGCGAGCCCGCTCGGTTAAGCGACTGCAGCGACTAAAACAGGTCAAAACAGGGACTTAGCGACCTTGTCAAGCTAGCTTGACATGCTATATGTTATGGAGCGGACGGTGAGTACGCCGAAGCTGCAAGATCATCTGGCCTATCCGCCGCGGGCGTTGCGGGCGGACCGGGCGGCGGCCTACCTCGACATTTCCAAGTCGCTGTTCCTCGACTTGGTTGAGACCGGGCTGATGCCCAAGCCGCGGCGCCTGCGTGGGGCTCCGCGCTGGGATCGACTGGAGCTTGAGGCGGCTTGGGATGATTTGCAGCCGCGCGAAGGACGCGCCAATACAATGGATAAGGTTTTAGGATTTAGACGTCATGCGCACCGTGATAACGAAACCGAGGACTGAGCAGCAACACACGAAGCTGCCCCACCTCAACATCAAAAAGGGCCGCTACTACTTTCGCACCAAAACCTATTATGGTGGTGCGCTCCCGGCGCCAGATGATCCGACCTTCAACGTCGAATATATGCGCAAATGCCGCGCCGCAGATGTGCCGGTGCCGAAAGAGATGGCGGGCCAATTCGCTGCGGTACTGTTGGCGCCGCCGACGCAACCAGTGCGGGTCGCGTATCTGCCGGGCTCAATCGGCTGGCTCATCCTGCACTACGAACATGCGCGCGAGTTCCGCGCATTCGCCAAGATGACCCGCTATAACTACGGCAAGCATCTCAACATGATCCGCGATCGTATCGGTGCCGCACAGTTGCACGATGTCGATGTCACCAACCTCGACCACTACACGGCCGGCATCTATCGCGAGCATGGCGCCTCGACCGCCGACCAGCACCTGCGGCTGATTTCCAATCTGTGGGAGTTCGCCAAGGGGTTTCCGGAGTTCCAAGCTACCGGCAAGGTCAACCCGACGCGCGAGGCCAAGACTTACTACAAGGTCAAGCAGGCGCATAAGCCGTGGCCCGAGCACGTCATCAAGGCGTTTCTCACCGGCGCCAACCCGTCGATGCAATGCGCCTTCCACCTGTTGCTCTATACCGGGCAGCGGCGCGGCGACGTCATCGCGATGCAATGGTCGGACCTCTCCGGCCCGCTGGCGCCCGGCGTACGTATCCGGGTCGTGCAGGAGAAGACCAACGAGCCACTGTCGCTGCGCGTGCACAAGACGCTGCTGGCCTTTCTGCAAGCATGGCCGCAGCACGACAAGTTCATTCTCACCTCGTCCTGGAAGCGCGCCTATACGGCCGATTCGCTGTCGCATCGGGTCAAGGACCGGCTGCGCGAGATCGGCGCCAAGGGCTACACCCTGCACGGCTTGCGCAAGAACGCTGGCATTGCCCTGGCCGAGGCCGGGGCGACGGTCCCGGAGATCATGGCGGTGCTCGGCCATCGCACCCCCAAAATGGCGCTCTACTACGTGCAGGAGGCGAATAAGCGCAGCCTCAACGACACCGCCATGGACAAGTGGGAAGCGGTAGCGTGATGTCGGCGGGCCCCCGCAAAGGCCTCGCCCCTTGGCAGCTTGCCTTGATAGGAATGACAGCAGGCGCTGCCTTGTTCGCAGCGGGCGCCGCCTTCATGAAATTGTTCGGCGGCTGACGCGGACATGCCTGCAAAAAAAACTGAACCTTCCGACCTTCGTGATGCGGCGCAAGAGCAAATATTATTATTTCCGCACTAAGGCCCAACATTACGGACCGCTCCCAGGTACCCCAGGCACGAAAAAGTTCCGCGCAGCCTATGCTCACTATCTCGCCCAGGCGCGCCAAGACGCCTTGGCGTTGGCATGGGCAGCTTGGTACCAAGAGTTTGGGCCGACACTAATGCCCGAGGCTGAATTTCGGCTTCGCTGGCATCAGGGATGGCGCCCCACGCGCGTGTCGATCAAAATTCTCAACATGATCCGCAATGCCGAAGCAATTTGGCAGGTTCCGACTGAATTAGGCGATTCAGATACCGCATGAACAGGGGTGACTTAAGCCTTTGTTCGCGCTCTGTGCACATTCTCACCGGTGAGAACTTTCTGGTGAGAATTCGTCTGTAACCCATTGATCTATAAACACTGACAACTTCGTTGCAAAAATACGGCAGTGTGGCAGCGAAAGCACTTAGCAGGCAAATTCTCACCAAAATTCTCACCCGTGCTCAAGATTTGGTTTTTTGTTCCGCAAAGGTTCGCGGGGAGGCTGATGGACCAGATCGTGCAGTTGGCCGGGCCGCCCTATGCCCGAGTACCGGCCACGGGCTCAAAAGCTATGGGCGCCTTGGCTTGCGATAAAGCTCGGGCCGCAGTTTCTCGCGCGGGACGCCGGTGATTTCTTCGATCTGTAGCAAGTATCGGATCGGCACCGACGTCCACCGGAGCACCGACACATGGGAGAGATCGAGGGCGCGGGCCAAAGCGCGAATGCCGCCAGCGGCCTCAATCGCGGCTATTACGCCAGCGTCTCTTACCTTGTGCGTCATGCGATCAAGCATGGTTTCTCCAAAGAAGATAGCATGACAAATGATAGCTTAAAATTTTCTTAATATCCGCATTGACTTTGTTAGCGGCCATCTTAATGATACGCGATTGGTGTGCATACACTACCAGCGGTCCAAAGGGAGGAATACTAATGACTGCGCGTGAACAGCGTACTGCGCTCGCACGGTGTGCGCCGGAATTACCGCTCCAGATGCCGGCACCTGTCCGGGGAAAGCCACGACCGCTTTCTCAGGTCGTGGAGCCCGAAGTCGAGGCGCTCTATAATGAAGACGAAGACTTCCGCCTCACCGCCGCCAGCGTCAACATTGAGAACTCGCCTAATGGCCGAGTCTGCTTCGATGACGCGGAGATGGCGCGCAAAGTCAAGGCGAGCGCACAAAAAAATGGCGGCAATCCCAGGATCATTAATGCGATGTTGGGTGAGCTATCCACCGCTATCAAGCGCTGCATGACGAGACGAGGCGTAGGTCGTTCGCAACGAATTCAAACTGCACGCAACAACCTACTCGGTTCATCGCCGCAACCCGCAGAGTGATTGATCTGACTACGCGCCATACGGGGGCCGGGGGATGAAAACTTCCCCGGTCTTTGTCTATGGGAGGATACGATGGACGCACGCACAACTCTGACGTTGCGTTGCACCGCTTGCGGAGCGCTGACCGATGCCAAGTGTTCCTGCGGGGCGCCTTATGAGTATCTATCGCCAAGCCAGCAGGCGGAATGGCGGCGTGAGGAGGCGGCCGAGCTTTACAAAGACGGCATGACTGAGCAGCAGATCGCTGACAAGCTGAAGGTGAGCCAACGGCAAATCAGTCGGGACTTGGAGGGTTTAGACATCATGTCTAAACCTGCTCGCCCCAAGGGCGGACGACCAAAAGGCAGCTCCGGCTACAAAAAGGGGTCCAAGTCCGAACGGGTCAAGGATCAGGTGATTTCCTCCAAAGAGGTCGGACGATCAACCAAAGATATAGCAGCCGAAGTCGGGATCGGCTCGCGGCAAACATCGAGAATACTCAAAGACGAGGAAATCAGACGCGACGCGGCGGCCAATGCTGAGCCGGAAATCAACCGCAAAATGTTGTCGATGTCAGCCCAGCAAAAACTTAGTGCGGCGATTAGACAGCATCAACGCAAACTCGATAACGAATACGACCAGCGCCGCATGACGGAGATCAGGGATCACATCAAGCGCATCATGCCGACGTTGCAGCAGGAGCAGAACGAGGCCTCCGAAACCAAGCGTTTTTATCTTGAGTTCATGCAGAAGCAGAAGAAGATCATGACGGCTGCCGAGTTCAACCTTGTGCTGTCGCTGCTGCACCCTGATAGCCGCGTTGCCGCTAGCGAGGAGCGGCTGCTGCGTGCGTTCCAGATGTTCAAGCCGAAGAAGTTCGCCCTCACCGGAGAGAAGGGCTGAGAGAGCTTTAACGTACTGGACGGCTAAGGAACGCCACACCGATGGGAGGCCCAGTCTGATGGGGACAGTTCGCTCTGATCTTTATGCCGCTTTGGTGGAAATTGGTGTTGAGCCAGCCGACGCGACGATCATTGCCGCGACCGCGGCTTGCCGCGGCGGATCAGCTTGCCGCCCTCATACAGATCGGCCTGGGCGAGCTGCTCGTCGGTCAACTCCGGCGCCTCCGCGTATTCCTCGGGCTGGATGACGTGCGCATCAAGTACTTTGAAATTGGATCCGAATTTTTTCTTGCTCTTTGGCATTGCGCTTCCTCATTGAGCACCGGACACATTACGTGGCCTCGGGCTTTTCGGCTAGCTGGTGTATCTGCCACGCCAAAGCGGTGCACTGGTCGTGGACGTAGTCGAAGCTGCGGTAGACTACTGGTCTCCCTCTGTTCCGTTCGCGCACATACGGCGGCAACATCGCATCCATCCCCGGCGCGATGTCCCAGGTGTGGCCGCAATCGAAGCCGATCCACCATAGTCCGTCCTCCTCCTCAGCAAAGGTCGCCCCGCCGTGCACCTCAACGCGCGCATTCACCCCATCGTAATGGCGGCCGAACAACGGATGCTCGGGTGGCACCTCGACGTAGCCGCACAGCATCCCCATGCGCGGGTTGCGCAAAATTCGGCAGCGCAGCCCGGTGACAGCGTCGGTCCAGTCCAGCTCGTCGGGCTCGGTCTGCCACGGGCCCTCGCCCCAGGTCGATTTGTCAATCATCTTACTTGTCTGCATGTGGAAATCTGTGAACGTATGCCTTTTCGAAAGCAAACACTTCACGCGTAAGGATGCGCACTCGAACCTCCAGCCATACTACCCACAGCAGCAATAAAACGATTAAGTAGAGCATGGGTTTTACCTCGATCCCTAATTAGGGTTTCATGAGCTCGTTGAGGTGCGCGTGACGCGGGTCCATTTTGGCGTTGCGGAGTCCTTCCGCCATGTCATCCGGCAGCTGGCCAACGATGAGGCACACATCGTTGATCCAGCCAAAGCGCGGTAGCACCACGTAGCTGTACCAACCACCAGCCCGCCAACACTCGCCATCGAACTCAATATGCCGGAGCAGGGTGCCGTGCCATAGGTAGGCCTGCGCGCCCTTTTCTTGTATCCACCACTCTTGTCCCTCAGTTACTTCAAGGTCGCGCATCATTTAGTCTCCTCGGCTGGGCATCTCGTGCTGCCATTATGCGTACCAAGACAGCAGCATGAGCACACAGATTGTCCCCACGACACCCGACACTGCACCCAACATGAAGATGCAGATCACGGCTGGTCATTCGCCTCCGTCGATCTGCGCCTGCGTCGTCGAGTCCCCTGCCGTTTCGGTAAGCTCAACCTCTACGTCACCATCATACTCTGGGGTTGTGTACGCGCGCGTGGCAAGGTCTAGGCAGCGTCGCAGTTCGTCCAGCTGCAGCTTGGTCCAGCCATCGCGGGACGTGATATTGACCTCGAACTTGGCATACACGATGGCCATGAAATTACTGCCCAATATGCCTATCCCGTACCCGACGTTTGGCCTCGTGGAACGCCCACTGCGCCTGCGCCAGGGTAATGTTTAATTTACGTAACGGCTCGCTGCCCGCATAGTCCCATATCCGCCACACGTTTTCCTCCTCCAATAGTTGGCGATGGGCGCGCATCATCGCCTCCATGATGGCAGCGGCTTGGTACGCCGCGGCGGCATAGGCGGGCGGGACCATGGTCAGCCGCCATGTTGGATCGCGCTGAGAAACTGCTGGCATAGCAGCAGGTCGTGCGGGTCGCGTGAGTTCTGGCAGGTGACCTTGTGCCAGGCCGCGCGCTGCGCGCGACTGGTTTGGCCCCAGGCGCGCAGGATCCGTTGCATCAGCGGGTGGTCGTCGGGCAGCACCTGCCCGGTGGCCGGATCCATTGCCGCCGGGCGGCAGCCGGGGCAGTCCTCGTCGTAGATCTTGATGCTCATGGGCTTGACCTTCTTGCGCTGCGCGGCCCAGTGGTAGCTCGGGTCGTTGCGCCAGTGCTCTTCGGTTTCAATACCCCAGCGATCAAACGCCGCCATATTTTGGCGCGACCACCATTCCACTGCTGCAATCGGCAGCAACCGCTGGTGCAGCCAGGTATAACCTTTGGGTGGCGGTGGCGGCAGTCGGCGGCATTTCATGGCTGCAGCAATCCAACCAGGCGTCCGCGCGACGTGCCACCCTGCCAGGGATATCGCAGCGACATCAGTTTTGGCTTGCCGTGCTCCGGGCGCACTATGGGGCGATGTGCCTGCAGACGCTCGCCGCTCTTGCTCTCGGCGTAGAACATCAGCACCTCGCGGCGATCCGGATGGTTGCTTACACCAAACTCGTTACAGAAGCGCTCGATCTCTTCCGCCTCCCCAGGTTTCAGGGTTCGCTTGATCTCCAAGATCCAGGCCTCGTCGATGAATACGTAGGATTGGATGTGTTTCTCGCACATGATCTGTCGCGCCGCCGCAGCCATGGCATCTTTGTCCGCCATGTCCGGCTGCCAGATAAAGTTGTTTTCGTCGGCGTCGCACATGTGAAACATGGCGACGATTTCGCCGGTGACCTTGAAGATCTGCTCACAGTTCTTGGATGCGAACTCAATCAGGTCTTTGAGGGTTATCATACCCCAAGTCTCATAGATGGCAGGGTCCTCGTCGGGATACCGATGCAGCCGGTCCAGATGGTCAACTGGTCATTCATGTCAGCACGCGCCCCCACTGTGGGTCACCCTCGTACAGGAAGTTGTCGATCGCGTCGGCCGCTTGGTCCGGGGTGATTTTGTTGTACAGGCGAACCTGGCTTTCGGTAATCTGCCGGTCAGGAATGCCGCCCGGATAGCACAGTTGGTGCTGCTGAAAATCAAAGTCACCACGCATCCGATATCCGGTGCGCTGTTCCACCAGGCCGCCGATGCAGCAGATTCGGTACGGCCGCGAATACTCCCGCGAATGGATGGACCAGTGCACCATGTTGAAGTATACCTCCGTGTCCGGGGGGAGCTGTGGGTTGAAACCGTAACTGATCGGTGACCACGTCTCGCCACTGTAGATGGACCGGTGCGGATATTTGCCATCGCGCAGCTCGTCGCGGATGGCGATCAGGGCCTCAACCACCTTTTTGGGTAGCAGCAGTTCCTTCGCGCTTAGCATTTGACGTCGCTGTAACATAGTCGCGCTCCCTTGGTTATTGGTGGTGGTCTGCGTTCCGGCAGTGGCCTGTCGCCGAACCCACGATGGATGATGTCCGACGGGAACTCACCGCGTGCCTGCATCAACTGGGAGATACACTTCCACCAGCTCAGCCGGAAACGTCAGTGTGATAGTGTGGCCGTCTCGTGTGTGCTCCTCGGCGTAGCGGATCACCGGGATTTCCCCGAGGGCGCGAATGACGCAAACCAGCCGCGCGTCTGTGCGATGCACCGTCAACAACTTATTCAATATATCCATGCTCATAATGGGGTTATCTTCACGGTGTTTTATTCCTCCGTGTTGCTCGCTTTCGCCTTGCGCTCATAGTCGGCTTGGATAGCCTGCATGACGCGCAATTGGTAATCAGACTTTTGCTGCGTCAAGCGACCGGCCTCGACCCATTTGGGATAGGCGTTGCGGCGCACGGCGATCTCTCGCTTAATCTCTGCCAGTTTATCTGCCGTTGAAATGATATCTGCCATACGCATCCACCTTCTCTGCTTAGGTGCCAGCCACGCATTAATGAAGTCGTCAAGATCGTCGTCCATGGCTCCCTCCAAAGCAATCGCCGTCGACAGCCTCTGTAGCTATAAGCCATCGACGGCGGGCCCCACCTCAAGTCGTGCGCTGTAATCGGAGCGTGATCTCTTTGCCGGCGCGAGAGTAGGTGACTGGCTTATAAGGGAGGTTGCGCTCCTGGATGTGACGGTTAAGGCCGTTGATGCTCATCCTGGTCGCATTGACCGGGTCGATGACCTTGTCCTTGCGATGGATCATCTTGGCCAGTCGTTTAAGTTTGATCTCCTTGTCGGCTTTGGGGACAAGGTAGCAAACCAACTTATCGAGCTTAGTGCCTTTGCGGGTGCCGAACTCATCGCGGATGCGAGCGCGTTTCATTTGCCTTTCCTTTGGGTTCCAAGTGGGCCAAGAAAAGAGCCGCCGCCAGGCAAAGGCCCTTCCTCCCTCTAGCGGCGGCCCCATCGCGACAGGGGAATTGGTTACTGCCGCGAATTGCTGTACTCATTCCTCAAATCATCAGCGGCCCGCTGGATGGCGGCAGCCATAGATGCGGGTTGCTCGGCCTGAAAATGCGAGGTGATCATCTGCGCGAGTTTTTCATTGTCATCCCAAATCAATCGCTTGAGAGCATCAGCGATGGTTTGCAATGGCTCGTGGGCCGTGAATGTATTGCGCTTCAGTTCCGGCGCATCAGGCGCGATCGCTGGAGTGCGACCCAGCTCCCGCTCCAGCGTCTTCTCCATGCCGGCAATGACACCCGGCAGTTGACGCATCCGACCTTCCGCTTCCTGCACATTCCCACCATTACTACTCATTGTGCGTCCTCCATACGCTGGGTTACAACCCCCTCACCCTTTCGGGCCCCGAATTGGCACGACTTTCTTGTTGATAGCGCGCAAGTCATGCGCGGCCTGCTCAAGGAGATCCGCAGCAGTGTCTGCGTCGCGTCGCAGTATGGCATCCCATCCCTTCTCTATGCGCTCTCGGGCTTGGGCATATTGGACGTCCTCACGCCGCTGTCTGTCACTAAGCGGACCCATCGGACATCTCCATTGGGGCGGCGTTAAATCCTCACACAGCATGGTTGCGCTGTCCTTGCACCATGTCAAGTAGCGCTTGTCATGCGCCACAGAAATTTGTATCTGATGGTAACTTAGGCCATCTTGCCCATTTTGGGCGGCACGCATTGCCCATTTTGGGCGGGGCGTTTAAACACAAAAAAAGGCCTCGCCCCCGAAGGGACGAGGCAAGGAGGGCTTCAATGAGACGGTCTATCTTAGCATGTTTGCTGGCGTTTTCGCCGGCGCTGGCACTGGCCGATGGCATTCCGGTCGTGCCGCTGCCGCGGTTACCACCGCCGCCGGTCGAGGTTTATTCGTATCCGCGCCACATCTATCGCGATGGAAACTACTTTTTCTGCCCCGACGCGGACTACGATCCCTATTGTCGACTGCCCGACGACTATTCTTGGGCCCTGTACGGTCCGCCATGGGAACGTCACCCGCCGATCATATCGCGGCCGGTGCCCAATAGTCTGAATGCTCCGCACGTGCCATTCGCCGCCTACGCACGACCGCCCGGAACGCCGCCGGTCATAGACCCGCAACCAGAATCAATAGACGAAAGTCGCGAACGCGTGATCCAAATGGGTGAAGAGCATTGCCGCAGGTTCCCAGAGGACACGCAGGTGTGTCACGCGCCGAAGCAATAGCGTCAAACAATCAGTTTGCTGAATTCGGCCATTGCGTTCTGCCAAACCTCGGGCGCGAAATCCATCAGCAGATGCGGCTTGTTGCTGTCGTGCACCACGTCATAGCCGAGATCGCCGCCAGCGCCACTGAGCACGCCAGGACCGCGCCACAGCACTGAGCGCTTGGTGTGCATGTGATTGACCGGAGTGTTACGCCCCAGCTTCGAGTCGGCGATCGAAAACAACAAATTACACGTCGTGTATTGTTGCAACCACAGCGCCGCGGTGTTGCCAAGCGAGTAGGCCAACATACCGACCGGCCGATGTGCAGTGCGCGCGGTCGTCAGCCGCGCATCGGCAAGCTCCGTCTGATTGAAGCGAAAGCATTCCGCCTCGATCCCAATGGCGCGCAAGCGGTTGGCCGTGCGCCATATACCGGACGACGTGAAGAACCCGCCCCAGGCCCAGATGCCGGTCGGTCCGGCGCCAAAGAAGCAGGCGACATATGGTATTGCGATCGCTCTCGTCCTTTTATTAGGGGTGGGCTGCCCACAGCGTGTGATGGGGGTAGGCTGCGAGCAGCCCTATCAACTGCCCTACGGGCGAGGCAGCTGAGTCTCATGGTTGGCGGTGCATTTTTGGGTTGCGCAGGTGCTCGTTGAGCAAATTATATGTCTGGTCGAGCGCCTGCACGATGCGGTCGACGCGATCATCCATACGCTTCAGGTGCCCTTCGAGACTGTCGTAGCGGGCCGCATCCGAGGTATTGACCACATTCTGCTTGTCATTGAGCGTGCGCACGAATTCGTCAAGCCGCGCCAGACGCGTATCTAATTGCACGAGGCGGCCATCAGCATCGCGGATGCGGGCGTCCACTTGTTGCTGCAAAACGACGCGCGCATTATGCTCGTTGGTCGCCCAGACAATGACGCCGCCGAGCTGTACCAGCAGCGCGATGACAACGCTGAGGGTGGCGAGACTGGGGAGGCGTATAGTGCGACCATTGTTATTCGTATCAGCCACCGGTCTTCCATTATTGATCGCGCCCCACCACGTGCATGAAGGCTGGGTTGCTATCCGCCAATTGTTTAATCGAGGGATGCGCGTCGAGAACCTTCTCTGGTACCTCGACCTTGATGTCTGGGCTGATGCGCTTGACCGCCTCTAATTGTTGCGCTGGGGTGTGGGTCCACATCGACCAGCCGAGCGAGGCGATGGCCAGGGCGACGCCGATGATGCCCTCGACCCACACATCGTTGATCCAGCCCTTGGTCAGCAGCCAACCGCACAGGCCGGTGATGACCCAACGCACGAATGAGTAGAGTTGATCCTGGCTGAGTTTCATGGCGGTTCATCCGTACTTGGCGCTGCCGATTAAGAGCAGAAGACCAACCATTATCCAGACCGCAACGTTCAAGATCAGTAAGCAGCCGTTGTTGCTGATCACGGCTTGGCCGCGTCGCTCGACACCTTGCCGAACAGGTGATTCAACGTTTCCGATCCGGCCCAGCCGTCAACGATCAGCCCGTGTCCGCGCTGATAGGCCTCGACCGCCTTGTGGGTGCGGTCGCCATACTTGCCATCTACGCGCAGGCTGGCGCCGTAGTGGTTGAGCATTTGCTGGAGCTGCTCGACCGAGATGCCGGTCAGCGCCGGCGGGTGCGACTGCGACTGCTGCGCCTCCGGGAAGATCTCCGCATAGAGCGCCTGCGCCTGTGGCATCATCGCCATCAGCGCTTGGATGTGCGGCAGCGCCCGCGCCTGCAGGTCGCGGATCTGGCCGAGGTGCTGGTAGGCGCGCCACGCGGCCGGGATGTAATCGGCCATCGCCTGGATGTTGCTGGTCATGTCTTATTCTCCGGGACCAACGTACCATGCACGGAGACGCCGTTGACGGTGACGTCAAGGGTTCGCTCTTTCAGAGGCTCGCCGGGCTTGGCTGAACTCTTCAGCATCGCCTGCTGTGCCGTCACGGCCTTGCAGACATCGGCCACCAGCGCCGAGCCGACCGCGACGCCGACCGTAGCGGCAGCGCCCGCAGCTGGATTGATCGTACTGGTGATTGTCGCCGCCAGCGAGGCAATACTCTCGATGGTCGGCACATAGTTGCAGGTGGCCTTGATGGAGTTCTGAATTTGCTCCAGCGTGAGGGTGGCATCGGGCGCTTGGCCGCTCTGCGAACACGCGACCAGTGCGGCCAGCGCGATAGCAGCGGCGGCCCCTTTCAGGTAGGACAGCATGCTAGTTCTCCTTATGCATGGGAGGGGATGGAAAGTGTGGCTAAGTCGGCGTCGAGTTGGGCTTCCTGCAAGAGTTCGGGAGTGTGACCTCCGGCCGTCAGATACTCGCGGCTCAGATAGACGATCATTTCATCCAGCTGCTCCATCATGAAAACCGGGGTGATTGCGGTAGTGCGGCCCCAGCTGATGCCAACCAGATTGCCCCGTGAGTTGCGACCAACGACGGGCACATAGTGGCCGCCAACAATCGGCGACCCGCGCATCAGGCTCCATGGCTGCTTCTGATCAAACTGCGTCCCCTGCGCCTGTTGCATGCGAAATCCACAGCCGATCACGCCAAAAGCAAAGGTCAGTTTGACGATCAGGTCCAGCATGTGCTGATCGTTAGTGATGGGAATGGTGGCATAAGCCTTGATGAAATGCAGTGCGCCATCCGCATCGGGCATACCGGTGACGCGACGAAACTCCGCCGCCGCCTGCATGTCGGTGCCATCATCGGTCGATGGCACGCCAGGCACGTAGCCGGTTTGCTGACTGTAAACGCTGACGACACTATCGTCGGTGAAGCGCGGCCATGGCTTGCGTGTTGCTGCGCGGAAAATCTGCGTCTCGTGTGCCGCGCCTGCCCACACGCAATTTCCGCATGCATCGTTTCCGAGAGTCAAGAATGGCCAACTATTGTTGACATGGCCGAACACGATCGGCGGTGTCGGCAGCCGCGCCAGGTCAACATACGAGGTCGCCATGAATCGGATGGCGCCAAGGCGCGCAGACTTCTTGCCGAAATAGTGGATCAATGTTCGTACTCCAAATGGATGTCGCTAACGTTTTCGACACCCTTGGCCATGGCTTCCGGCGCTTCGTCCTCGAACAACGAAAGCACGCCCGGCACCGGCGGCACGACTTCCGCCAGTTTGGCCATGGTGTGCTCACCGATGATGCCGTCGACCTCGAGCCCATACTCTTGTTGGAAGCGGCGGGTGACGGCCCTGGTCTCGGGCCCCTCAAACCCATCAACGTCGAGATGCAGCTGATAGAGTTGATTGTATTCGCGCTGCGCCGTCTTCACAGATGCGACGTGATCGGAGACGACATCCCTTGGGGGCGCGACCGGCTGGTCATTGGCAAGGCTCGTACAATAGCGCCGCAGGTCGGCGACACGCGTTGACCAGCCGCCACGAAAGCGTGGCCAGATAGCGAGCCCACGTAGGAACGTCATGCGCTCATCGCACATACGTTCGACGAAACGATGCGCCGAATAGTCGTTGATCGCTTTGACCAGATCGTCATTGAAGATATTGGAGCGCGGGCGGCCAGTGATTTTTTGTGCAATCCACACCGGCCGCAGCACACCGCTATTGATCCCGTAGTCGAGGATCACACAGTCGCTGCCCGACTCCAGTTCGTTAAAGCGATCCTTAGTCGCATACTTGCTCGCATAGATTTCTTCGGCGGTCTGCAACGACATGGCACGCACGATCGGCGCCCAGGCGGCTTTTGATTGCATCCTCCGTCCCATGTGCTGCGCCAGGTCATAGCAGGTGATGCCAAATTTCGTCGGCCCGCCGGGGTCGCCAAAATCGTTGCAATACCCACCCTCATACATGGCGATGACGCGCCGGATGAACTTGTCGTAGTTGGCTTGCATGAGACCTCATTCGTGCGCAAACTGAAAATGCATGGGATCTTTTCGGCCCCTGAAATCACCACCCCAGAACGCGCCCTCAGCCTTGAAGCAGTCGATCACCGGCTGCGCCATCTTGTGCGGATTATGCGGTGAGAAGTTCATCTCGTTATGATCAGGGTCGAAATCGACCGCGGCACCAAACGCGTGCGTCGACCAGCGGTTAGAGCCGCGGATCTTGCGCGGGTTGTAGGCGCCGCCCCAGATATTCATGCCTACTTCTTCGATGGCTTCCTGCGAATGGCCGTAGTGGTCCCAGATGGCCTGCAAGATACGGTTCATCGCGGCCACGCATTTGACGTGCATCGCGAAATGCTGAATCGTCGGATGCGGTGGTTCGTTGTAGATCATGTGCCAGGGCACCAGCACGTTGCCCATCGCCACCCGGCCAGGACGGCCGTAGAATCGCATCAAGCTAATCTGATCGTCGTGCGGCCACGGCGACGTCACCACCAACCCCCGTAGTAGGGGTAGTAGGGGTAGTAGGGCGCGGCTGCATTTGGCACCGTCCACCACCACTGCGGCACGACAACCAACGCTTCTTCGTAGGAAGAAGTGGGTGCTGGCGGCGGGACGGGCTGTTCAACGATGTTGTTGAACACGTTGAGCGGGTTAGCGGCGCAACGCAGTTGCCCCATCCAAAACACGTCCGTCGAAGTGCCCTCAGTCACTTGCAGTGCATCGGTGTAACGGCCTGGCCGCAGGTAGGTGTATTGCATCGGCACGGTGATTTGGATGGCACCATTAACCGGATCTGTCTTACTGATCGTGATGTTGAGATCGGTCGGCAGAACTGGATTGCCGTCCGGATCGAGCAACACCCAAGCTAGCGCGCAATTGGTGACGTCGAGCAGTTTGCCGGTGGCGTCATAGAGGGTGCCGGCAATCGTCCAGTCGGTACCGGACACGACATCGATGTCGGCGTGATAGGTGACGGGCACGGATGCTCTCCGATCAATGCAGAGTGACGAAGTCGCCTTGGCCGATGATGCCGGTTCGCGGGTTCTGACCAGTCACCGTGGTGGCGCTCTTGCGCCCAGTGACGCTGATCCCGGCACGCTCGTCCTGGCCCGTTACCGTGGAGGTGTTCGGGTTGCGCCCGGTAACGTTGATTCCAGATTCGCTGGGGCGCCCGATGATCGTGGCGGTGACAACCCGGATCGACGTCTGGATCAGGTTGGCACCCAGCACGCCAGTGCCGAATAGGATTTGCTGGCTGAGCAGCTGGATCTGACCGAGGTAGGCGGCGCTATAGCCGGCCGCGGCCAGAATGCCGGCGACCTGTTGGAATTGCGTGGGCGCAGCCGTCAGACTGCTGGCGCCGCCGAGCAGCGTTTGCAGCGCCATCAGGTTGGTGGCACGCGCATTTATCGCACCAGCGCCCTGCAATGGCTGCGGTGCGAGCGCCGCTAACTGTTGGGCGACGGCGATCAGCGTGCCGGCCGCACCAAAGCTCGCCTTGAGTGGTAGCGCCAAACTGGCAACGGCGCTGAACCCACCAACCCCAGCGAGCGCCGTCGCGATTTGCGTAGCCTGACCGAGGCGACCGAGATCCGCCGTCAGCACGCTCGACCCGGCCCACAACGAGCTGGCGGCCATTCTGAGAGAGCCGAGGCCCGTCAGCGTCCCATTGCCCGCCAGCGCCAAGTTGACGGCCATACTCTGGCTGGTGGCGGCAACGAGTAAAGACGCGCCGGTCAACAACGCTGAGCCCTGCTGTATACCGGGCGTGAAGCGAACGAGATCAGCCGCGACCTGACCGACGCCAGCCGCCGCGAAGACCGCGGACATTCGCAAAGCGGCCGACGCGGCCATCGAACTCTGTCCACCGAGGGAGAGCGTCACAGGTTCGATGACGGAAACGGACGGTGGGGTGAGTGCGCCCGCGCCGGACCATGTCACGAGGCCTTGCAGCCATTGGGCCGTCTGCGCCGTCAGCGCACTCGTTCCGAGATAGACTACGGCATCGATCGGCCGCAGTTGGCCGCCGGTGAGCTTGACGATGTCGCCAGCCAGGGCGCCAACGCCGTTCAACGCGGAGGTCGTCTGCATCCATTGGGCCGGGGTCGTGACGAGACCACCGAGGCCGTTCAGGACGCTGCTGGTAATTGATAGTAATTGATAGTAATTCCCGGTGAGCCCGCCGACGCCGGAAACACTCGCATTTGCAGCCAGTTGCAGGCTCGACGAAGTGGCCGCCGATTGCCCAGCACCAGCCAGCGTCGATTTTGCCGCAACCGCCTGCGCCGCGGTTGCGCTGAGTTGTCCGGCGCCTGTAGCCACGGCGCTGATCGGCATCCGCGTCGTCAGCGAACCGGCGAGGGTGGAGGCTGCGGCAAGATTCGAAACTGCCGCAAGCTGTGCCGTCGTGGCAGCGATCAGGGTGCCGGTCGCTGGCCAGACGTTCAGGATCGCCGACCATGCGTTATGGCCAGGAATAAAGAGATCGCCGTTGAGGGTACTGGCGCCCGGAGCAAGCGCTGCAATACCCTGCCATTGGACCGGCGTGGCTATGAGCGATCCCGCGCCGGCAAATGCGGCAGTACTAGTCAGCCATTGCGCCGGAGCGACGGTGAGAGCGCTGCTGCCGGCAAAGGTTGCATAGGCGGCGCGCAACACTGGAGCGTCGCCCGTAAGATTGCCGACCGCAGCAAAGGAAGCCACGTTAACAGAGAGCTGCTGCGTCAGGCCGCTGAGAGCCGCGCCCGCTCCAGCCCAGATCGCACTGCTCAAGAGAGTTTGGCTTAAACTACCCGCAAGCGTCGCAGCCCCAGCCAAGGCCGCAACGCTGGGCATCCTCGCCGTCATGCTGGCGAGTTGCGCACTGGCGCCAGCGAGCGTGGCGGTGACCGGCCGCAGCGTCAGCAGGCTCGATGCCGAGGTGCTGGCACCGGCCAACGTCGCGGTCGCGGCCAACAGCTGATCGATAGGATCGATCGTTGGCCAACTAGCAGCGCCGACACCACTCAGTGCCGATGTGGTTCTGAGCAGAACACTCAGCGCAGACGATTGGCTGCTAGCGCCACTCAACGCAGCAGTCGTGGCGAGCCCGACACCAACTTGTACGGTCAGGGCTGCGCTGCCTGCCAGACTGGAGGAGGCAACGAGAATCGCTGTTGCTTGCGCAGCGAGCGTGGATGCTCCAGCCCACAGGGCCGTGCCCTGCCACTGGGTGCCCGCACCGACGACTCGCGTTACGTCGCCGACCAAGGCGCTGCCACCAGCTAGCAAGCTGGAAGCTACCAGCAGCTGATTGACGGGATTAGTGGTCGGCCAGTTGGCTTGGCCCGCACCGCTCAGCGCCGATGTAGTACCAAGCAAGACGTTGAGCGCGGATGACTCGCTGCTCGCGCCAGCCAACGTTGCCCGAGCTACCAACAGTTGATTGATCGGATTGATCGTCGGCCAACTGGCCTGACCGGCGCCACTGAAACTGGCACTGCTGACCAGTTGCGGCGACAGATTCAGCGGCGCAAACGCGCCGACACCAGAGAAGGGCGAAGCGGCGAAAGGCAGGCTCTGCCGCAATGTCGTAGTCAGGGCACTGACACCAGCAAGAGGCGCCAGTGATGCTGGCATATACAGCCATGCACTAGCAGTCTGTGCACCAACGCCAGCTAATACAGCAGCAGCCTGCGCGAGTAAGTTGGCATTGACAGTCAGGGCACCGGTACCTGCTGGGGTCGCGCTGCCCTGCCAAGTGGTCGCGCCTGCCACGCCGACCAGCAAGGTGCCGATCTCGGTTACTGTCAGCGCCTTGGGATAGAACCGGAAGTCGTCGATGGTGCCGGTGATGCCCCAGCCTTGGGCATTCTCGCGGCCGACATAGGCGTTGTTGAGCGTGATGCCCGACGTCAACGGCGCCGTCGTCGTCGAACCCTGCTGGGTGCCGTCAACGTAGAGTTTTAGTGTCTGCGTAGTACCCGCACTGAAATTATCGAGCGTGCCTTGTTGAGCCGCGATGCCGGGCTGGCCGCTGGAATAGGTTGTGTCGGTAAAAGTACCTGTGGAGACGCCGTTAACGAGCACCCGTAGCGTCGAGCCGACGGCCTGCAGCGTCAGCGTATCGCCGATGTTGCAACTGCCTACAGCGTTGCTCAGAAAATTAAACGTGCCGCCAGTAAAACTGTAGAGATAGATCAGGCCGCTGGCATTGCCGTTGTAGAAGCACATGTAGCCAGACGATGCACCGGACTGATGCCGCACCACCGGACCCATAAAAGTCCCGGCAGAGCAAACCACCGACGCCCACTGATCGGCGGGGGCGGCGTTAACCGCTGGGTCCCAGTACGCCAGCGCCCAGGCCGCGCTGCCCATCGTGACTTGATTGCTGGCGATGGCGAGCCCAGTGAGGCTCGGCGAGTTGATCCAGGGGGAACCGAGCGAGCCATTTGCACGATTAAAATTATCTGATAACGCGGCGCCACCGCTGCCATCAAACACGACGCACACGTGGTGCCACGCATTGTCGTTGAGGGCCGTGGTGCCGTTGATGTGCGTCTGGCCAGAACCATCGTCGGCCCAGACGAGGATGGACGCTGTGTTGGTGCCGGCATTGTCGACACCATTGTAACCGAGCATGAAGTCAATGATCGACGTGCTGCTGCCAGTGCGGCCGCCGAATATGGGTTGGCCGTCGCCATTAAACGACGTCTTGACCCACGCCATGACCGAGAATGACGAGGTGGCGGTCGGAACGCTAACCGCGGCGGACGGGACAGCAATTCCGCCAGAGGGGCCGCCGAACACCATGCCCTGGCCGAACTTGCCGGTGCCCAGCACTGGCAGTGGCGAACCGCCCAGTGTGCCGGTGTTGTTGTTGCCCGAGCTGTCGGTGGTCGTGCTGTCTTCGAACTTGTACCAGACGCTCGATCCAGATGGCCCGGTCGGCGTGCCCAGCGCGACAGTCAGAATGGTCGCGTCGGCGGTGAGCGCGCCGGCACCAGCAAGGTTCGCAGAGATGTTGGCAACAACAGCAGCAGAAGCGCTGACGATGCTGCTGCCCTGGCGGAACAAGGCATTGTCAGAGACTGAGCTACCAGTGCTGGTCTGCTCCTGCCACTCTAATTGAAAGAACAAATACTCATTGTTCAAGGTGATGGCAGGGGCCGACCAGGATGTCGTCAGCGTCGTGCCGCTGGTCGAGATGCCCAGCACATTGCTGAACACTGCCCCAGACGTCAGCTCCCTGGCGCTGGTGCTGTCCTGATTAACGCTGGCCCACACCCTCATGCACAGCCTACCCGTCAGGGTGGCAGTGTTGGCGATCATGTTCCAGGTGAAGGTCCAGGTCCCGGCCGCGAACGATACCGAGTATGGCACGGGGGTAGCGAAGCTGTCACCGGCCGTGCTGGTACTTGTGCCGGTGCCCTTGCCTGGGCCAGCGGCACTGTTGATGTACGATGTCGTGCCGCTAGTGCTGCTGGTGCTGATGGCGCCCAGAAATGACTTGCAGTAGGAATTGATCGCCAGCTTGCCAGGAGCATAGCCGAAGGAGCAATTAGCTACACTCGGAGAGGTGCCTCCATCCTGGAGGTTGCCCATGAAGTTTGGGCTGGCCCCATTTGTGTTGAGGATGTACCAGGTCTTCGTTGCCACTAGTCGTCAACCCAGGTGAATGAGTAGGTACAGTTTTTGTACTCAGAAATCTCGCTTGGCGACTGTGGCCACACGTTGCAGCCATTCAGGTAGAATGGGTCCTCCCGTCCCGCCGGTACCGCGCCGGCGTGGCCCTTGCAGAAGCCAGGGCCCTCCGGCAGGTTTGCCCACTTAAACAGCGGGCAATAGCCATTGACTTCGGGCGGCAGTTTCATCGCCGCCGATGCGTTGGGATCATCCGGATCGGGAAACGGATTCCCGACGCAGCAGTCACCGCACCTGCAGCAATAGCCGCCGCGTTGCCACGCCATCAGGACAAGGTGATGACCAGCGCGCTACTGGCAAGGACCAGAGAGTCACCCGCCAGCGGGGTGCGCGGCGTGGCCAAGTTGCCGTACCAAAGCATGTTGGGGGTCGCGCTGGTTGCGTTGTCAACAACGACTAATCCGCTGATCGCCCCCGAGGATGAGAACGGGCCAAACGTGGCTGCGGTCGCGTTCCATGTCGTGCCAACGCCGCCACCGGTAGTCGCGGGGGTAAACCAAGTCGTCGCTGCGCCGATGCGGCTGTAACCAGAGCCAGCACCCACCTCCGACATGGTCTGATAGGTTGGCGCTCCAAGGCTCAGCCCGACATAGGTGCCGGGCGGCTTGGCTGGTGCTGCTCCTAACAGCACCCAGTCAAGCATGTTCTTCTGCGCCCACAAACCGATATTCGCCATAGCATTTTACTCCTCTGCTTGATCGTGCCGCTGGTAAAATGCCAAGCGACCTTGTGAAGACGGGAATGGTTGTTCCCAATGTTGGTGGAAAAGCCTGCGCAGTTCGCCCCAGACTTCCTGATGATCATCAACCCAATCGCAACTGCGGCCGTTGACCACCGGCAGATAGCGAAATGATTCATTCAATACCAACAGTCGGCCATCGCCATTGAGGTTGCGCCAGATAAATTGGATGTCCTCGATCGGGCGACGGCAATGCTGCAGCGTCCAAACCGCAATCGCGACATCGAAGTCTGGCGCCAGCGCATCGCACATCTCCGCCGAGCAGGACATGAACCGGTCGCTCTGCACATAGGTATGCGCCATACTGCGCATCGACTTGCTAATATCAACGCCGACAACCTGACAACCGTAATGCTCGATCATCACTTTGGCGAGACGACCAACGCCACAGCCATAGTCCAACACCCAGCTGTCGCGCGTGAGTTTGAGCTGATCGAGATACTGCACCATAAATTCGGTTTCATTGGTCCAGCGCTCTGCGACCGTGATGTTGGCTGTTGGCGTCAAGATCACGTTCTTGGCGGCGTCGATACTCTGCTGATTGAAGATCAACGGGTTGTAGTCCATATCGACGATCGGGCCGACGCTATGCCCATTCACGTCAATCCCGCGGATCAGGGTCCCGTGCATGTCAGTGGCGCTCCACCTTGTTCCCGTCTTTGTCGACGATGTGGATTTGCGACTCGTCAATGCGCAGGACGCCAAAGCCCTTGTTCTCAGCGAGCGGCTGCGTCTGGATTGGACGGCAGATCTGATAGATCACGCGCGGCGTCGTACCGGGCACCAGCATCCAGCCTTCGCGCCCCTTGGCTTCCAGCGTCTGTTGCACGTTGGCATCGAGCGGAACGACGAGCGTATCGAATTCAAGCATGAGCATGTCTCCAGACAACAAAAAACCCGCCGAGTGGCGGGTCAGGGAACCGTTATGAAATGTGTTGGCTCAGGTTGATTGCAGTAGTTGTCTCGCCGCCTTGATGACTGCATCAGCCGGAATGTAGGAGATGCAGGCGGCGCCATTCTTCCATTGGTTCAAGCGGCAGGTATCCGCGGTGTCGTGGAGCCTGTGGCAAGGCCAGCAATCGACGCGGCGCGGATCAGCATGCAGGCTGACGGTGTTGCGCCAATGTTTACAAATGTTCTCGACTGACGCGTGCGAATGCAGCACGATTTTCGGGCTGGGCTCGAGCGCGACCGCCCAGAGCGGCCCGGTGTCTGGCCCAATGATAAGGTCGAGCGATTGCGTGAACGTCAACACCCGCCGCAACGGCCAGCCGTCGCCGCCCACGTGCTGCAGCCCGGCTTTGCTGCCGTTCTGCGCTTCGACCATTTGGAAGGTCTGCTCAGCCAGCGCATAGTCCGGCGTGCCCGGTCCTCGACCGATCAACACGACTTGCGCATCTAACTCTTTGATCAGGCGGCCGATGGTTTGCGGAGCTTGTGGATAGACCTTATCGATGCGCGTGCCATTGCAGCACCAGCCGATGATCGGACCGGTACCGATCTTGTTGCGCGTCTCTTGCGCGTTCTCGACCTCTGCGTCGGTCGGCCAGAACAGCCGATCAAAGGTATAGGGAACATCGAGCAGATCACAGGCCGTTTCCAGATAGCTGCCAGCAAAAAACTTACGGCGATAATGTGCTGGCCACCAAAATGACGACATGGCCGGGAATGCCGCATGCCGCACCTCGACGGTATGGCTCAGATTGGCGAAGCGGTCATACTCCTTGCTCCGCTTGGCGAACCACTGGCACCAGGCGAGTTGATCTTTGGGCCAATCCTCTTGCTGGTAGACCGACAGTTTATCGATGTGTGGGTTGTTGAGGAACAGCTCGTGGTTTGGCTCCTGGCTGATGCATTCGACCAGATAGCCGAGATCCTTGAGCGGCTTGGCGACGGCAGCAGCGATGAGGTTGTCGCCGACGCCACCGAACCGACAAAAGCAAGCCCAGGCTTTGGCGCCGACCTCCCGCTCAGCGTAATGTACAAGATCACCATAGCTCGTAGTCGCAGTCTTCACATCTCTCGTAAGCATTGCCCCATCCTAATTAATATTAGCCCCAAGCGGAGAAGCCGCTCAGCGGAGTATAGTTGAACGCGGTCGTCCCAATATTGAGCGTGAGCTGGGACGGATTGCCAACAGCATCGGACCACGGCGACACCGCCGGGTAGAGCAGAGTGTTGGGCGGCAGGTTATTCCAGATCGGCGCGCCACTATTGGACCATGACCCGTTTACGCCAAAGTAGATCGCGGTGTTGTTGCCGGCGCCGGTGTAATTGAAATCAATCGCCACCATAAATGTATAGACGACGCCCGCAATAGCAGGAATCCCTCCGCCATCTGTGTTATTATCATGCCGGCCATTCCTGTCTGCCGCCATCATGCCCCAGCTGTAGACGTCCTGGCCAACCTGCAGGGACACGTCAAAGCCCGTGGTCACCACGCCGATGGCGGTGGCGATATCGCCGGTCGTGATCGGCACATCCTGGTGCACCTCAAAGTACAGCTTGCCGTTGGAGCGCGAGCTTGTGCCTATCGCCGATCCGCTCTGATACGGCGCGCTGGCCACCGTGGCGGTTAAGTTGTTGTTCGACAGAATGACCTGCGCACCCTTGTGGACCGGATCGAATGCCGATCGGTAAAGCTGCACATCTATGCTAGCACCACCAGAGCCAGAGAGAAGCCTCGAGATCCGTTGCACTTGTATCAATTTGGCCGCAGAGGTGCTCGCGCCAGCAAAGCTTGTTGAACTGCCCAACGCCGTGAGCAAGCTGACATTGAGATTGCTCGCGCCCGCCAAAGTGGCTGACGCCGCCAATCCAATGCCCAATTTTGATACGCCGCCACCAGCGCCAGCAAACAACTGGGACCCGAGTTGCTTGACGGTGCTGGGCACTTGGATCAAAGCAACGTTGGCTGCGCCCGCCCCAGTCATCGCGGATCGCATATTGAGAGCATTGAGCGCAGCTGCGGTGAGGCTGCCAACGGCGGCGAATGCTCGGGGGGCCATTGGCAGCTGAAAGCCAATTACCGCCTGCAGATTACCGTTCGCCTGCATCGCTGGCACCGCCAGCGAAAATGGCGTGGCCAACGCCGCAGCCAGCGCCCCTGCCCCAGCAAGGCTGGCTTGGCCATACGGGTTGAAAGCAGTCGATTTGAGCGTCGCGTAAAGAAGCTCGACCTGATCATTCAACGCTGCAAACTGTTGCTGCAACGTCGTCAGCTGCGCGGTCAGCGCCGCGATTTGATGTTCAACGTTAGTCGGATCGTAAGCGAGATTGCCGTCAGCGTCGAACTGCAGCGCACCGCCAAGGTTGATCTGCTGCAGCGGACCGAGACCGGGAACGGCGCGCCCGACCAACGACGGGCCGACGCCTTCCATGTAGATGCCTTCGTTGCCCCAATTGGTCGTGACGGACTCCATAATCCCGTCATCGAGATGGGCCCACAAAAAGGCACGCGGATAAAGCGGATAGGGATCGGCGACTAGAACGCCTTGGCCGTCGAACTCAGCCTGGAGTGTGTATGTGTGCGCGAGGCGACGGTTGGACACATCATGACCCCAAATGCTTCACAAAGACCCTCCCAAGGGTTGACTCCCCAATGACCCCAATGGATCAAGTGGGATCGGCGCATTCGGCACAGGCGGAGGGGGTGAGAGGTTTGGCAAGAGAGACGACGCGGTACCCGAATCGATCGGCTCTCCTGCGGGAACTTGTTGGTTTAGCTGCGTTGGGCTGGGAAGCGGCACGATAGCGCTAACGCCCTGTTTTGCGTAGGCTAGCGCCAACTTCGCACCCAACTCAGCCGCCGCGATGTGACCTTCCAGCACGTTGCTGCCGGGGCTGCCGTCCGCATCCGTAATAACATCGAGCCAAGTGACGTAGCCTTGACGGGAATAGATATGCTCGACCGCGTCCCAAGCCTTGTAACGGCCATCCACACCGGAGCGTACTCCGATCACCGTTACCGCACACAAGAATTGTGCCGATGGCTCACCATTGATACAGATACGACCGTGCCCATAACCGAAGCCAACCTGATTAGATCCCCCGTCGCGATCGGCTTGCGCTGACGCCTCGTCTGGCGCCGGTTTCGGCAACAGGAAGCCTGCAACCGCACCAATCGCACTGTCGAATTGCGCGCTGCCGGTGCTGATGGGGATCTTCATTCGCTTCCACTGGCCCAGCTTGGTATCGAACCAGTGTTGTCTGCTGTCGCTCCAGCTGCCACGGGCCGAGTAGGGTCGCACGCGTAGACTGATCAGATTGTAACCGACCTGGGCGATGACACTTCCCTGCGCGTCGTTGATCCCGAAGAGTTTGACCCCACCACGAAAATATTGCGTGGTGAGGCCCGCCGCCTTGGCCTCACGCTCCACCAATTGCTGCATGCTTTCATTGTTGCGGTCATGATGATCCTTCAAAAGTTTCTGCGCCTTCGCCAGCGCATCGGGTGCAAAACTCACTATCGTCCCGGCCGCCTTCGCCGCGGACTGTAGCCATTCGTTGACAGGAATTGTCTTGCCGACGTTCTCGCCCGGTGGGGGGCCATCGCCTACATTATCGGAACCTGGTTCCTTCATCTTGGTATTCAGGCTGTCAGCCCGGCAGTGCACCGTCATGTGTCGGCCGCCCTGGCGCGCGTCGCTGTATTCGAGGTCCACAATCACACCTTTGAAATTCACGTAGGTAGCCTCAGCCACCCAGCCAATGTAGATGCTGACATCCGCGTTATATGGCGGGATCGGCAGCCGTGCGTCACGGTCATCGATTTCGATTTCTGCGGTTGGAACCTTGGCATCTACTATCCGCAGCGAGATGAGATAGGGATTGAGCTTATCCGTGATATCGACTCCGGCGACTATCACCGTGCAGAAAGCCTGCAGCCGATTAGTTTGAATTGGCGAGCCGATAAACGGGTTCGGCGGCGGTGGAAGCGGATTGCCATTGTTGTCCGTCCCGGAAAAAATGTCCGTGGTGTACCTGGTGTTTACGCCGCCGCTGGCACTGTTGAGCAGTTGCGGCGGTCCCGGTCGCGTATCAAGAATTGGCGAACCGAACGGCGCTTGCGGCAAGCCTTGCAGCGGGAAGGGCTGTCCAACAAGGATCGGATCAGGCGGCAACGATGGCAGCGGGATGCCGCCGTTGCTCACAGCGTACTACCCGCCCTGTCAGTCCACAAGGAATCCGTGGGCAGCGGCGCGATACGCCCAAGGATCATTCCAGGATCGATCGGCACACGCAGATAAGTGCCCGGCGGAATGAACGGCGTGGTCCGGTGCACGAAGGCCAACTGCGGATTGGCGTCCAGCATCAGCTCGACCATACCCGGCGCTTTGCGCTTATAGCGCTTCCAAATAATCAGATCTGCGGTGACGTAGTCTGTCGTCACCTGGACTAATTCGAAACCGGTCACCATGCGGCATACCTACGCTTGCCCATCAGCCTAGTCCCTGCGGATTGATCATGGTGCCCCAAAGACTGGAATAGCGATTGTCAGCAGCGGGCACAGGACAACGCACCAGCACGGTCTCGAAAGCGATCTGCTGGCCGACGCCTTCCGCAGACAGGAACGTATGACCGCGCACGAGTTTCTGACAGGCAAACCAGCCCATGATCAAGCCATCACCGCGGATGAGTTGGTTGACAATGCCGCCGCGCCGTTGCAACTCGAATGCTTCGAGCTGTGTCATGCCCTGGATACGATAAGGGAATATGCGCCCGCGCACGTAGAGTTGCTCATCGTTTTCTCCTACCCACTCCCTGTAGATCGCCGCGTTTACAATTTCCTTCTGCGCCCAATCCGTTTCCGTATCGTGGTCCAGCTCATGCGTGTTCAATCCAACAACAATAAATTGGATCGGCCCCCACGCGTATAGAACATTGTTGATGCCGCTATCTGTCGTCGGCGCATACAGGCTGGCTCCGTTCTGCAGCCAGCTCGCATAGGGATACTTGCTCGTTTGACCGCTAGCATAAGCCTCGTAATAAGGCCGGATTTTGAAAGTGTTCTCTACGGGCGGGGTAACCGGCGGGTTCTTGACACCGATGACGTTCGGAAGAGGGACGGTGAAGGGTGGAACGGCCATTTACATCTCCCCGGTATGAACCGTGGCTTCCTGTCGAGCGCTGCGGGCATGCGCCTTGCGCTGCGCCCAACCAGCGCTGCGCGCAAACGATTGGCGGTGTGCCCCAAGCTTGGCCGGGGCGACCGGCACCTGAATCGGGTTGTTGTTGAAGTGGGTCTGTGCGCTTGCCTGCGCCGATGCCGGTCGCGACTTGGGCAGCGGCGTCACTGCCGTGGTCTGCGGCTGCGCGACCTTGTTGTACTCAGTCAAAGCTTGCTTGGGTTTGTCTTTCAGGCCAAACCAAACCCAGCTTTTGCCATGCCTCGTGGCCTGGCGCATGCCTTCATAGTCACCGCGCTCCACTAGATTTCTATAAGCGTCTGGATAACGCCGCTGCAAATATTCATTAACGGAAGCAGTCTGCTGATCGAGCGTACTCTTATGATCAGGCCCACCAGTCAAATGCTGAGCTATCTCCGGAGACATGTGCAGAGTTTTGACAGCATAGTCGATGTCACGCTGAGCCATCTGATAGTAGCCGTAATCGTACATCGACGTGTTGCCGCCGTAGCTCTTGACGTTAGTCGCGTCGGAGTAAGCCTCTCTTTCGCTGAAGTCTGTCTCTGTGCTAGCAATCGCGTTAAGAAATCCATGAGCGTTTGGATGTATGTTGGCCACGCTCGGCGTGTAGCCTTCCGGTGCAGATGTTTCGCCGCCGCCAAAGCCACCACCGAAGTTCATGCTGGCACCGGCACCACCACTAGAGCCGCCGCCACCAGTGAGGCTGGCTTGCGATGGACGAGGGCCTAAATCTTCCAAGACTCTCTTATCGAGATCAGGGTTATCTCCCTGTACCTCCATTGTACGTTCTAGCTGTTTCAAATACTCCTTTTGTCGAACCCCAAATGGATTGGTACCTATAGCTTCTCCCTCACTTACCCCACGGCCATAGGGATTTTGCTTCAACCACTCGTGCCACTGCGAAGCACGATGACGCCCAGGCTGTCCTAAAATTTTTTCATTCTCGAACGCTAATGCACGTACTGGATCTAAATCCGCTTCTCCCTCCTTTCCACCCTCACTCGGCATTCCCCAAAACTGCTGTTGTTGCCCCTTTGTACCCACCTCCTGGAGCGGCACCACGGCCTCTGGCCCATTCTCGCCGATCGTCGCCAGCGTAGGCTTCGTAACAATTCCGCCCTTGGCCATCATCTTGGTTGGATAAGGAGCGTAAGGTCCATTTGAAACTTTTGGATTAAAGCCAAATCGATTGCCACCAACTACTGGTGCGTCGCGATGATGTTGATACCAAGGCCCGCGGTAGGAACCTGCTCGATATTCGTTTGATCCACCAGTGTTGTCTTTAACCCCACCGGACGCGATGGCTTTGATTCTGTTACGAATAAATTCAGCTTCTTTAGCATTGGCCTTACGATAGCCAGCATATTGACCGCGCGCGCGTGCTACCTGTTGCATGTCGCCGGATGGCCCCCAGCCTTTCGATCCGACGCGATTCAGCATATTATTGATGACAGCATCGACGCTCTCTTGATTGTTGGTGTAAGCTTCGCCGGCAATCGTATTGACGACGGCGTCGCTGAGATCAGCACCCCCTAGTTTATAAACAGGTCGGAATGTTCCCTCTGCCCCAGGCGGGGCCGGTTGCGTACCGCCTGTATCAGCCTTGCTATCGCCAGTTGATTTGCTGTCACCCGTCGTGCTGCTTGTCCCCGTCGGTGTCCCGCTCGCCCCGCTGGAATCCCCGCTGGCGCCACCTCCGCCAGAGCTGCCCCCGCCACCCATCAGCTTGTCGATGGTTTCCTGCGTCAGCTTCCCGTGCAGATCGATATGCTTGGTCCGCGTTAGTGCCAGACCATGCAAGCGAGCCCACATTGTCCCGGCGTCCCGCTCGGCCTGCGTACCGCCCGAGGCGCCGCGCATATCAAAGCCGCGTGTCAGCGGGACCACGGCTTCCGGCCCAGCCTCACCGATCATTGCCAAGGTCGGCTCACTAACAACGCCACCAGATTGATGTGGCTTGATTTCTGGCTTAGCCGGTGGGTGTATTCGGCGGCGCAGCATGTCCCTGTACTCTGAAGCATCGTTCGGAACGCCGCCCTTGTCTTCGCCCTCCTTACTCTTCCCTTGAAACCATTCAATGAGTTCTTTGAGATGTTGCAGGTCGGTAACAGTGCTATGCAAAGTATCAGTCATGCCAATCGAATCAAGAAATCCACCGGCCGATACTGCCACGTCGATCAAAGCTTGCGAGAGCCGACGCGTTCCATCTATTGAGCCCTTTACAAACTTTTGATGCGCCTCATCGATCTCCTTGACATTACCGAGCGCATCCTTCTGGGCCCGTAATGTTTTATATAACTCATCCCGCTCGACTGCCGCATCGTGTTTTAACTGTTCCTGCAGCTGCACATTATGGCCAAACATCCAATCCATTTCAGCGTTTACGCTGCGGATGTCGGGATGCCGCTTCATAACATCCCGCGTCCAATCAACGGCAATCATGTATGCATCGATGGTATCGCCAATATTCTGTTTGAAAGCGTCGAACCTATCCGCCGCCTGACGATTCAATTTGCTTTCGGGATCGCCCATTTGCTGCAATATGGTCTGCAGATTACGCCAAGAAATCTCTGCGTCGCCGGTAGCTTTTGTGCTGACCTCGGCGATGGCCAAGGCGGCTTGCAGATTGGCTTTGCCTGTAAGGCCGATCTGCTGCATCAAAGTGATGATATTCGGCAGGACGCGCGCGGCCGCAGCGCCCATTTCAGCGAAAGCCTTACCCATTGACCCCATTAACTGGGGCATCTCTCGCGTGCTAATTTGCAGCTGTGCCATTGCCATTGTGGCAATGCGTGACATATCCTGCACGTGAATGCCGGCCTCGTCGGCCGCCATGGCAATACCCTTGAACGCCTCCAGTGCCTCGCCGCGTCCAAGTCCTGAACCGGCCATAAACGCACGGAGGTCGTCAGTCATCTTCTCTGTTGTTGACCCGACCGCTGCCGCCAGGCTACTCAGTTCACCATGTAGTTTTTTGATCTCCTCTGTGGTACCGCCAAAGGCGAGTTGAATTCGCCGCATATGTTCTTCATGACTGGTGAAAGCCATGTAAGACTTGCGAATGAACTCCTCAATCGCGTAGATCGAGAAATAGCCGGCGACTTGTTTTTGTAAGACGGCGCCGGCCTGTCCGATATTAATAAGTGAGGGCGGCACTTTCTGAACCGCCTGCGTTAATTGCTGAGCCGCCTGCGTTCCTGCATTGAACGCTTGTGTCGTTGCGCCGCCTGCAGCTTGTGCGGCTTGTTGGTTCTGTGCGTAGATCTGGTTAAGCACTTGCAGTGTTTGTTGATGCTTCTGCGCAGCCTGGATCAACTGCCGTTGCACATCGGCGCCACTTGCCGCCCACTTTTTAAGTGTATCGATACTGGTTGTTACGGCAGGGCTAATCTTATCGATACCCTCCAGAACAACCTTGGCGCTGCCGACAACTTCATCCATTACATCGGCCCTGTATCGAGCGGCACTTCATGTGCCGTGCGGCGCGCTTCGGTCTTACGTCGCGACATCTCAATCATGCGACCGAACGGTTGGCGACCGCCCCCCATGCGATGCGGCTCAGCCATCGGCACCTCGATCGGATTTTGGTTCATATGTGCCTGCAACTCGGCGTGTTGCCGGAGCAAACTGTCAATGTCCAAACTACTTGAGCCGCCACCGTCCAGCGGAATGATCGCCTCGGGACCCGCCTCGCCAACGAGCGCATCGGTCGGTCGCGTGACGATGCCGCCCTCGGCCATCGCCTTAGCCGTCTTCAATGCTAGCGGCGGTCCTGCCGCTTCCTTCTTGGGCTTAGCTGCCGCCGCTTCCTTGTCAGCCTGGGCGAGGCGCGCCTGTAGGCCAGCTGCCTCACCGCGCTCAACTTCAGCGCTGCGGACAGCAGGCGCTGGTGCCGCCTTGGCCTCGCGCGCCTTACGCTCTTCGACAGCTCTATCAGCCGCCGCCTTCGGCAACTGCATATGTTTGACGCCAGGGAAATTAGGATCAGCGCCACTTTTTGTGGCACCATAATCCGTCATAGCAATTTTTGGATATCTCTTTCGCAGGTGATTATTGATAATGTAGCCACCCTGCGAGAAGCCATCAACCTTCGTGATACCCCCTTTCTTCAGACGCGCATCGGCCTCAGCAATTTTTTGCTGGTTATTGCTGCCGCGAACAAACTCTACGTTGTCGTAACCCTCGGCCGCTGCTTGACGCCGCACATCCGCTTCGATCTCATCTTGTATCTTGCTGGCGTCACCAAAGCGCTCATAATTCATTCCATGAATGAAGAGCTTGGTGCCCTTGCCGCCAGGCTTCGTCGGGCCGGTTGCTTGGTCGACCTGCTCTTTTTTCTTGCCTATGTTCTGCAATGATCCGTGGGGGCCAGAAGGATCAACGGTTCCTCTTTGGTTTGCTGTGTTGGTAAATGTATTGGTCCTCGCATTTCTCTCAAATTCATGATAGACTGGATTGTCCCTACCATTTCTGGTAGGCGGAATTTCCTCGTAATGGAGATGGTTCTCCCCAATGCGACCAATGAACTGCCCCTGATCAACATGCGCTCCCGGCTTTAGATCCGCAGTACTTCCATGAACTGCGTATCTACGAATAATGCCGTCATCGCCCCTGATGACAATATTTGCTCCATATCCCGAATTCCTGCCGTTGTAGAGAACCGTACCACCAGTCATTGACACTACAGGCGTGCCATTCGGAGTCGACCCCGGACTATCACCGGCATGAAGATCATTACCTGAATGCGCTCGGCGCCCTCCGCTTCTGCCTGCTCCATAAACATTGCTAGACCCGATTCCAAACCCATGAGCGCCTGGGAATGGAGAGATCACACTGCCACCACCCTCGCCGCCGCCCCCACCGCCACCAGTCGCAGCCGCTTTCCTTTGTTCCGGCGTCAGGCTCGGACCAGACGGCCCACCCGGCAGCCCGGCGACCTGACCTATCGGCGGCAAGTCGGGTCGCGCTATCTCAGCGGGGCCACCAGTTCCGGTTCCATATGTCTCTAAACCGGGAGCGCCACCGGCCCTGAACTCACGAACGCGTTTTTCTCGATATTTTGCGGCAGGTTTCAAATAACCTTCAACATAAGCCGCTGCTGCTTCCGCTGGCGTCTTGGCATTTTTCATCCTTTCCCAAACTGCCTTATAACGCGCGTCGCCTATCCCTTCGCGCAAATTCTTAGCAGCAAATTCACTTTGCAATTTCGGATCACGCCAATCGCCTTTTGGATAATTCCGCTGCATCCAACTTACGTAGTTATTCCATTCAGCGCCGCCTTCCTGATACAAGCCATGCGCAAAATGCGCTTCACCGCCGTATTTTGGCTGATCGGGATGTCGCAAAGTTGGATCAAATGTAGATTCCTCACGAATGTTGGCAAGAACACCTGCAATGCCAACATCAGACATTCCAGCCTTGCGCCATTCATTTACAACGGCATTGATGGCCGCCTGCTGTGATTTTGAGTACTTTCCACCGGCTTGAAATTCTCCTCCTGTTCCACCGCTCGGCGCCCCCGCCGCTTTGCGCTCTTCAGGCGTCAGCGCTGGACCGGATGGGCTGCCGGGTAACCCAGGGATGCCAGCCGCGCCTTGCGTTGGCAGTGGCGCTGCCGCTGGAGGCGGCTTCACATCGGAAGTTCTATTGTCGTCAGTTCTGCCGTCACCACGAGAGGTGCCGTCCCCTCTGGTTCCCCCGCGTCCACTCCCCGGTCCCCACCCGGTGTCACGGCCGCCACCACCAGGGCCGCCACCTCCCTCAGCTTGCAGGATCTTGTCCAATTCCTCTTGGCTGAGTTGGCCCTTCAGATCGACGTGCTTGTGGCGCGCTCCGGCCAGACCATGCAGACGTCCCCACATCTCGGCCGCCTCACGCTCGGCTTGAGTGCCGCCGTCAGCGCCACGCATATCAGCGCCACCACCGCCGAGCGGCACGACCGCTTCGGGCCCAGCCTCGCCGATCATTGCGACGGTTGGTTCAGTGACAACGCCGCCAGATTGCATTCTCGGCGGCGCCGGGGTGCCCATGCTGAAGGCGGGAGGAAGACTTAAAATATGCTCGCGAAACCGCGTCCCGAGACCAAATCCACTTGTTACACCGCCGAGCCCTCCCATACTCATATGCTCTTTCATGAACTTATCTAGCCACTCAAGCAATTCCGTGAGCTTCTTCAAATCAGTGACGGTACTATTCAGACTGTCGGTTGCGCCCAGCTTATCCAGGAGCCCGCCGATCGAAAGTTCCAAATCATTCCAGGCGCCAATGAGCTTACGCGTTCCGTCGATTGCTCCTCTCATGGTCTCTTCATGTAGCTTTGCGGCTTCTTTTTCTGTCGCCATTTTTTCCTTCAAGTCTTGAATGTATTTTTTAAATTCCTCATCGGATAACTTCATGGCAGCTCGGGCCGTTTGTATTGCGTCTTGGTTGCCCTCAAACATTAAATTCAATTGCATCATCTCGCTGCGAAAATTGCCGCCAGTCTTCTTCCATTCCTCTCGCATCTTCTCAAGGGCAGCCGCGTATAAATCGGTAGTGTCGCCAATATGATCCGCAACGGCTTGAACTTTGTCTTGAAGTACATAACCCAGCCTAGTATCTGGACGAGACGCCAGGTCGACGATGGCCTGATACCCGCGCGCGGCCCCCTCAGCTGAGCCCTGTAGCTTGCCTGTAGCCTGGATAGCAGCAGCAACTCCTTCAAGCGCATCCTTTCCGGTGATATGAAGCCGCTGCATCAAGGCAATGATATTCGGCATGACATGCAAAGCTTCACTGCCCATTCCGGCGAAGGCTTTGCCAAAAGCTCCCATGAGCTGCGACAATTCCTTGTCGTTGATGTTCAACTGCGCCATCGCCGCCGTGGCAACGCGCGACATCGCGTCAACGTGGACGCCAGCCAAATCAGCGGCATCAGCCACGGCCCTAAACGCCTTTACTGCCTCACCATAGCCCAGCCCGGATCGGGCCTGAAAGTCGCGAAACGCCTTGGCCATATTCTCGGTCGCTTGGTTAGTTTCGGTGGCTATATCGTGCAGTCCCCGGTGTACCTTGTTGATCTCCTCTGTCGTGCCGCCAGCGGCGAGTTGAACTCTACGCATCGCCAATTCTTGGCTGGTGAAAGCCATGTAAGACTTGCGAATGAACTCCTCAATCGCATAGACCGAGAACGCATCCGTCAGTTGTTTCTGCAGCTGATTGGCGGCACGTCCCGCCGCATTAAGTGCGGGAGGTACTTGTTGGACCGTTTGCGTATGCTTCTGAACCGCCTGAGATGCTGCATTGGCGGCTTGGGTCGCTCCCGTACCCGCGGCTTGTGCCGCCTGCTGGTTCTGCGCATAAATTTTATTAAGGACTTGCAGCGTTTGCTGATGGTTCTGTGCGGCATTGATCAGCTGCCGTTGTACATCAGCGCCAGTCGCGGCGAGCCGTTTGAGCGCGTCTATACTCGAGGTCGCAGCAGGACTGACTTTGTCAACGCCTTCCAAAACAACTTGAGCGCTGGCGAGGATGTCGTCCATTTAGCTAACCGCCTTCATCGCTTCTGGCCCGCTAAAGCCAAGATCGAAATTCTCTGCTGGCGCTGCGGGTGCTGGCGACGCAGGTGCTGCTCCGGGTTGTGGCGCCGCGCCGGGAACTTGTGTGACCGGCGGGGCTGGGAAGCGTTTGATCGGTCCTTCAACGTGCGGGAAGCGCGGATCAACCTGATCGACTATTGGCGTTTCCATGTCTTCGGGTAGCTGCTCATCCGGCGTGGCGAGCGGGATCTTGCCCTCAAACACGTCCGTCTGCGCGAACTTCGCCTGCGCGAACAGCGCAAAGGTGATGCGGTCGATATCTGGATTGGTCACCTGACGCAGCAATCGCTCTGGCAAGTTGGTGAGTTCCGCCAACAGGGCAAAGCCTGATGGGATCTCACCGCGGTTCCAACGGATGGAATGCTCGTAGCGCGGAGCTTGAATGACGATGTATTCGATCTCCCGATTTTGATGCTTGAGCGGCGTGTAGAGTTCAACGACGAACGTGCCGTCGTTGCGCATAGCCCACGCTTTCATTTATTCACCCGGCTGGAATGGGAACACGGTCGAGATCGCCGGGGCCGCTGTCACTGCCGCGGTGTTGAGGAAGGTATTGATGACCCGGTTCTGATCGACGTCGCCAATGATCCTGGTGTTGGACATATAATCCCAGAGCACCACATTCGCGCCCGCGATGTTGAATTCGTAGTGCGTAATGCCGCGAATGGCGTAGTTCGTGTGCATTAGATCGCCACGTCGATAGTTCTGCGGATCGGCACGGCCAAGCTGACCTTTGATCGCCGCGGCCGCCTGAGCTGCCGTGCCATTACCTTGGTCGCGGATCACACCATAGATCCAGAACCAGTTCATGGTGTTGTTCCAACTGCCTATCAGCTTGATGATCTGATCCTGCAGCCCGACGCAGACGAACGTGCACTCAAGCCGGGCGATCACTGTGCTGACTTCGATCGCAATCGGCGCGCCACCAGCGCGATGGTCGACGTACTGCATGTCGAGGCCAGGGAGCTTTACTTCGGTCAGCACCAGATGGTTGCTGGCCGTGTTGTCGGTGGGACCGACACCGCAGAACATGTTCGCATCTTCCAAAGTCCAAACTGGGTTAGCCATCTTGAAGTACTCCTGCTCTTGTATGGCCGCTTGAAGTGTGTTCCGGGCAACAAAAAACCCGGCGCGAAGGCCGGGTTTCGGAAACGGTGTGTTTGGTTGATTCAGGCGAACTTCGTCGCCGCCGCGTTACTTTGTCCGCGGTCGTCTATTGTTTGCTTGTTCTTTACGCGTAGCCCAACGCACGTTGCCGGGCTCGTAATTTCCGTTGTTGTTGATACGATCTATCGAGTATTCAGGCGACGGGCGCCTATCTACATCAGCAAGAAACGCCTCAAATGACCGGCGCCACTTTCTGCAAACTCGAATACCTCGACCCCCGTAATCTTTGAAACCAATGAAGTTCGGATTGTAACAACGGCGCATCATCTCAAGCCAAGTTTGATATTCTGGCGTTGATTTACGGCCGCGACGATTCCCGTGAGTGACATGTAATCCGGCGTCAAGCATTTCTTTCCTAAGACATCCACAGGAGCGGGTCTGACCATTCCGTAGGTTAATGCCGCTAACGACCGTGACCTTGCCGCAATCGCACTGACAAGCCCAACAAGCAAAACCGTTAACTTTAGTGCTTGGGCCCCTGGCAATGACCAATAGACGCCCGAAGCGCTCTCCTATTAAGCCTATGATATGGCTCACGTTTCCCTCCGCTATGATGATGCCGAGTGGCAGGCACCACCATAGCGGATATCAGATTTTTATGCCAGTACTTCCGACTTCCTTCGGATTTAGGCCGAGATATTTAGCTGTTGCTCTAGCTGTGCGACCATTTGATCTATCGCAGGTTTGTACCGAGACGACATGGTCGTGATCAGTTTGAGCACCGGCGCTTCTTCGGCGGAGAACCCAACGGTCAGGTGACCGAGCCGGATTTCGCCTGCGGTGTTGAAGCTGCCGTTGAATGACGCCTTGCCGTCGATGATTTGCTGGCGCGCCTTCAGGGTGAACAGGAAGTCATTGATCGTGGTGATAACATTAGTTACCGTCTGCCGATCAATATTGGAGCGCCCGAGGTAGGTCCGCAACACTGGCATGAGACTGAGGTGAATGAAGTCTCTGCCGCGTTTTACGTTAATCATTTGCCACAGAGGATCATCCCCTGTGTTGTCCAACGTGATCGAGATGAACCCGCCGGAACTGACCGCCGTTTCCACACCAATCAAACCGCGGGCGATGATGCCGATATTGGCGGCAAGCAGTTGCTGCCCCTCACAGGCCGGATCAGTCAGTGAGAACTCGACCGTGCGGGCGGGCCCGACGATGCCCTGGATGGGCTGGTTGGCCCAGGAGTGGAACGGCGCGCCGGTGGCAAAGTCACGTGCCACAGCAAGGCCAGCCTCACGACCAGCTCGCGGCACCACGATGATGTTGCCTGACACGGGATCCTGGATCTTCACCCCACCGCTGACCGCAATGACCCTTTGATTGTTCATCGTGGTGCGCCAGTTCTCGTCCTGGATTTGCGAGGTGCCGGCACTCTCAACAATCGCTTGCCCGATCAGATTATCGAGCACGCCGCCGCCGAGCGCTGCGCAGACCGGGTTGGCACCGAGCGCGACCGTCGCCGTCATCGTGCACCGGACCGAGGCCATTGCATCTTGACCGCCCGTCAGGTGTGGCCCAGAGATCGAGAGCCCAGTGACCGTCCCGGAAAGCGTGAAGCCGTTGCCGGCTGCCCCCGCGGCAGTCGCGATGAACAACAGCTGGTTGGTGCTCAGCGTATACGGCTGACAGATCCTGATGTTGGTGTCGGCGCTGGCGTTGAGCATCGTCAGCAAATTGTTCAGCGTGATCGACAGGTTGGCGCCGATCTGCACCTGATTGCCGGTCGGCGTGCCGGAGACAAACGTCACGGTCGTTCCGCCGAGCGTGATGGTCGAACCGATGCCGGGGTTCTGATTGAAGATCATGCTGCCCGAAGCACGCTGCGCCACGACCGGCGGCCCGTCGGGCGTCACAATGGTTGCGGTCGGCGCCGATGTGAACCAGGCCCCCCAGCTATCAATGAAGATATCCTGCTCATGGATCGAGCCATCCGCCTCCGCCACCGCATGCGCGGTGGGAAGAACCAACGTCGCTCCATTGAGTTCGCCCACACCCGGCGCGAACTGGATCTGATAGGTCCCATAGGGGACGTAGCCGATACCAACCGTGTTGACGAACAGCGTGTTCAAACTGTTGGCCATCTGACCAGTATAGCCGGGGGCGATGATCAGGCGCGGCGTGCAGTACAGCATATTGGCCGCGTTAGTGAATGCCCACACACCAGTGCGCATGACGCTGTTGCCCATGATGTTGGCAATCGTCTGCTGCGTCTTGATGTTGAGGTCCGCGGCCGTTCCATACGGCGTGACGACGATCACGAGTTGCGCCGCGACCTGGAAGTCAGCCAACTGCGCATTGATGCCGTTGATGGCATCTTGGATGTATCCGTCACTCCCAAGCGATTGTAGGGTATCGGTATCGTTCGAGTAGACGAGGACGGGGGTGTTGAGGGGAAACACGGTATTATCGGCCGTGCTGCACGGTCCAATAATTCCAATCACATCCATATTGGCACCCAGCACCGGAATCGGCTGGTCGTCGAGTTGGATAAACTGTAGGCCGAAATAGGGCTGAGACATGTTGCTGCTCCTTCGGTGCAGGAAAACAAAAAGGCCGACAGCGCGAGCTGCCGGCCAGGTGGGACCTGTGAGGGATAGGGATCCAGGTCCAGGGAGGCTCGGTGAACTAAAACTCCAGAGACGGAGTTTGGATTTCTAATTCAGACTTGTCGTTGGTGGACTGGCTTCCGCCATAGAGTTTCAGTGTTAACAACGGCGCGCGATTGGTTGTGGATATTGGATCGCTAAAGAAGGTGAGAATGCGGACAAAGTAGTCGGTGTCGGTGTCGGGCTGAATGTCGCTGACGAGGATGCTTTGGATGCCATCCAGCTCAAGTGTTTGGTTGTTGATTTGGATGGGCATTTTCTATCCTGTGATGTTTCATTGCGGACATCATTAACGGGGACTTGTGCTAACAAATGCCCCGGTGCCGTCGCCCGCGCCCCAGGCTATGAAGCCGCTGGGCGGCCCGTATTGGAACGGCCCGTAGCCAGGGTTGAAGGTGACCTGGGTAAAGTTCGGGTTCGCGGTCACAAAGACCGCGGGCCACAACGCTCCCCCTAACGATCCCCCTGGAGGAATGCTAAAATCGACTGTTCCAAGCGGACTACCCTGACACCAGGCTCCATTCATGCCGAACCAAAGATGACCCGCGTCGAGGTCGACGGCGACCATCGCGACGGCACCATTACTCCCAGAAAACGCTGTACCACTTGGAGTTCCGCCAATCAGCTGGGCCATGTAATTTCCCTGGTATTGGCCGAAGCCCCAGCTATAACTGTCGGTGCCGGGATACATAAAAGTCAGGTTCAGTCCTGCCGGATATGCTAGGCGCGTGAAGTAGGTGTTGACCACGCCGACGAATGACCCCAGCCCATTTGGAGTAGTGGCCAGGATATCGAAGGTTGCCTCGAAGTAGCGCTTGCCGCTGGCCGCCCCTTGGGTACCGAGCACCGAGCCGGAGCTGGTCGTCGAGTTGCCGATGGCGGTCAAGTTGTTGTTGCTCAGCGTTATCGCCGGCACGCTAAAATTTGGGTCAAGCGCTGAGGGCGGCAGCGGTACAGCGCCGACGAACCCGCGCGTGCTTGGCACCATCAGCATCAGGCTGCATCCCCGCCAAGCGCGTACACCGCGCTGGTGCCAATGCTATTGCTCATCACCATCAAGCTGACCATCGCGTACTGCCCGGCGGTCTTGGTCTTGCTCTGGCGGTTGACTAGCGTGGCACCGCTGCCAGCTGTGAACGTCACCTGCCCGGCGCCGCCCTGCCACACCAAGCAGTTCCAGCCCTTGGGCAAGTTGTTCGGTAGGGTGGCAGTTATGGCGGCGCTGTTGGTTAGGGTGATCTGCTTACCAACGTCGCTCGCCGCAAAGGTGTAGCTGGTGGCGGTCTGGTCATTGAAGGCGGCGGCTATCTGATTCGAGTTAATGGTCAACCCAGCGACTGCGGTAGCCAAGCCAGCTGTCGTCTGATAACTGGCCAGCGCTGTTGTAAGCGCTGCCGCAACGAATGCCGTCGTGCTGATGTTGGTTGAGTTATCTCCCGGTGCCTGGGTTGGGGCCTTGGGCACACCGCTGAAGCTAGGACTGATCAACCCTGCCGCACCCAGTGTCGTCATGGCGGCGGCGGAATTAGCGGCGCTGAACAGCGCGAAGCCGAACGCGGTCAGGGCGCTGCTCGACAATTGATCGAGGTTGGCGCTGCGCGGCTGCAGCCCAGCCACGGCATTGTTAACGTAGGTGCTGGTCGGCCGCGCTGCCAAGTCCGAGGTCAGGTTGGCAATGTCACCCTCGACCAGCGTCACGGTGCCGGCCTTGCCCGCGACCGAGATGACGTTGCCAGACGTCGATATTGTGGTGGCAACGCTCTGCACGTAATTGGCGTTGGTCTGCGCGCTGCTGGCCGCGTTCTGCGCATTGGTCGCCGCAGTGTTGGCAGCCTGCAGATCGTTGACCATGGCATTGAGCACGCCACTGCCGCAGCACACTTGCCACGAAGCAGATGCCTTGGTCTTGCTGGCGTAGATGCAGGTGGTGGAGAGGTTCAAGTCCTCCTGCACCCAACTCACCAGCTGGAGCACGCCCCAGTTGGTATTGTCGGTCACGTCCATGGCCATCAGCCATGTGGTCGGGGTGAACAGGCTGGCGCCATTGCTGGTCAGCACAAGCTCGAATGGCTGCCCCAGAGTCAGCGAGGCCGTAACACCATCCGCCTCCGCCACCAGGAACCCTAACTGCGCTGCCTGCTGCAGGGTGCTGAGGAAGGGACCCAGCGTGGAATTGATGTTGGCCAGTCCCAGATTGACCAAGTTCTGCTCAGCAGCATCGTAGCCATCCATGCGAGTGCCAACGCCGTTGATGGCAAAACACATCTGGCTAATCAGATTGTTGAAGAAAGCGACATTCGCTGGCTGCTGATCGGTCTTAAGCAGCAGTGAGTTGGGGTCTATTATCTGACCCATTCTAACTGCCCGGAGCGTTAACCGGCGTTGCCGACTCGCACAGGTCCATAAAATTGGCCTGGCCATCATCGGTCTTACCGTTATAAACACTCTCCGCAACGATGTAGTCGCCGCGCCCCGGATAGAAAATCACGTCATTGGCTTGGAAAACCGTCTTTGGTCGAACGCTATAATACTGTTCCGCCATAACTTCTCTCCTTATTTACCGTAGGCCGATCGTTGGTTGACCACAAAGTTGTCGCCGGTACCATCAGTGCCGCCCGACAATTCCACCTGATAGTTGCTGACAGAGGTGACCCCCGTCGTAAACTGCCAGACGTGCTGAGTGGTGACTCCGTCGCTCAGCACCACAGGGGGGCTGACTGTCGTCGGCGTCTGTCGCGCCGTCGTGTGGATGAAGCAGCTCAGCGTATGATGGGCCGGCACGAAATTGGTCGAGCTGGTAATGACCTGAAGGCCAGTACCGGTCGGCGAGCCGCGCGAGATGTTGGTCGAGATGTGATAGAACTGGTTCTGCGTCGTACCTGTCAGCTTTACTTGGCTGTTGGTCAGGCTAACACCAGGCATCAAATCGGTCGTGCCGGTGAAGACGATCTTCAAGCGTGCCAGTTGTACCGAAGAATTAAGCGGCGTCGGGTTATTCGGGTTGGAATCGAACGGCTGCCACTTATTGTTGAGAAACAGCGCATAGCTCAGGTCCGTGGCTGCTGGAATGATATGCTCAGCCAGAATGTCGGCCGATTGGATGCCGCCGGTTAGAGACAGCGGCTGCATCTCCACATCGTAGCGCAGCTGCCCGGTCGGCGTGTTCTGCCCATACTGTCCCCAGACCAGATAATGCAGCATGAAGCGCAGCGTCCGTGGCCCACCCGTCACAACCCGGAACCAAGCAGAGCCATCGTACTCCCAGAAATCGCCGTGATGCACTGAGTAGCAGGACGGGTCAATGGAGACTGCGAACTGATGATCGGATTGGCTGCCTAGATGAAACGAATAACGCTTGCCAGCTTCGAGATATACTGGCGAGAACGTCAGTCGCACCGGATAGGCAAAGACCGGGAAACCTGGAAAATAAATGTTCCAGACTTGCGCATTATTTACGAAATTACCCGGAACCACGACAAAACCAAAACTCATATAGGCCCTTACACCTTCATCGCTCGTATACCCAATAAAATCGCCAGGCCTATAGCCAGCCTGTAACGCTTGTTGAAGTTCAAACGTCAATTGAGCGGGAGCGACCAAATCACCCAATTGTATCGGGTTGCTGTAACAAGCCTGCACCCCGGCAGCATCAAGATCGAGTTGAGCGATGCATTGCTGATGATCCGGCACTCCCTGATCGTCGCAGCGATAGATCAATAGGGTCAGTGGCTGAAAATAATTCGGCACCATGCTGAACACGGTAATTCCGCCAAGCCAGCCGTCTTGAGAATTGAGAAATGATTGGCCGTAGTGATTGTGGTTATAGTGTAGACTGGCGCTCACCTTGCTCCAGTAAAACACATCGACAGCGTCTTCCCAGTAATAGAAATTACGGTTCGGGATGTAGCGCGGGAAATCCCAGTCATCATCCGGATACTTAACCAGCTGGTTGCACGGTATACCCGGCCATGTGTCGCCTGCATCAAAGCGCAAATTGCAGTAGACTGGATCGAGCGTGCCGGTCCAAGCAAACACCGTTGGAGATGGGCACGGCAAGAACGGCACGCCGCAACGAAACCGCTCACGTGCCCAGGCCAGTTTGCGCGGTGAGTAGGTCCAATACGGATGCCCAAGAATACGTTCCGCGACCCAATCAAGGCCCTGAAAACTGCAGTCCATGCGCACGCGCATGCCCGAGGGTTTCGGCAGAATGAACGTATCCCAGGCTTGAATTGCTGGCTCAGTATTATTCAACAACACCAACTTTCCGGTCCAGTTACCATTCGAAACAAAGCGAATGCCCTCCGCCACATTGGCAGCGTATGGTCCGTCGACATTAGTGCCTACTGCGGACTGAGATAAATCGAAGAAGTTATCAATGCTGTCGAGCACATAAGTGGCTGGCTTGTTGACGATCTGCCATATCTGATTCACGAGATCTGTTAGCTTGCTGAACATGTCGAGGGTGACATAGTTCGCCAGGCTGGCAGCCAATGCCGCCAAGCTGGTCTGTAGAGTAGAAATCTGCCCATTAACAATACCCTGCCACGCCATCAGTCCGCCGACCGCATTGCCCAGGGTCGTCAAATTCGTAAGCTGCGTTGAACTCGTCTGCTGAATGGACACCACGCCAGACGGGTCCATCAGCACGTAGCCAATCAGCAAGTTGGTGGCGGGCACAGCCGGATAGTTAGGACTGGGCGCTTCAACGCCGGGGATCGGGCCAACGTTGCAGGTCCGAATGCTGGTCATCGCCACGCTCTCGGGCTGCGCCTGCCCGGTGTCTGCGTCGACAACGAAGTTGCGCGGCTGGACATCGGTCGTGATCGTGCTGCCCCACGCGACGATGGCGATTTGCCGCTTCTGCGTCACCGGCATTCCACCGGCAACTGTTTGAAAGTCGATCGTAACCGGGTCTTCCATGATGTAGACGGCACCGCCCCAGTACAACCTACCCGGCGCAATGGTCACCTGGGTAGCCGCCGCCTTGGATATGCCCAAACCCGTGTAGGCATTGCCGGCATCGATCGCGTCAACAACGACGTCGTCAATCGACTTGCCGATCCAGTCTTGCAGGTTGTTAAAGTCCTGCGCCTGGGTCTCCATATTGTCTTCAAACAAGACTTCTTTTTCGGCCATCGTTGACTCCTCAAGCGGTCCTGTCGGTGACATATTGGCCGATGGAGAATCGACCATCGAGCACCGTCAGATCGCGGATTTGAATTGTGCGCTTGATGCCTGTGTCGATCAGCACAGTGTCGCGCGCCGCCATCGAGGCGGTTACTGCGCGCCTGATTTGATCAATCAGTTTGGTGTTTTTGGGCGGGAAAAATCGCCCCTTGCCGTAATAGCCATTGGCCCGCGCATAGAACTTCGGCCAGGTAAACCACGCCTGGATATCGGCCTCGGCCGTATATTTATGGATACCGAACCGAGCGCGCCCCATGTAGGTGGCGGCCTTGCGGTTATCGGGAAGCCGCGTCGGATCGAACAGATACCAACGCTCGTAAAGGAATTGCCAAGCATTCGTTTTGGTCAGGTAGGTGCGGCGCAGAGGCATGCCGCAGTACCATTCCAGCTGTCGCATCGGATGTATCTGATAGACCTGTTCCGGCCGCACCTTGATCGGATCGAGGCCAGTACCAATGGTAGTGAATAGTGCTTGGTATTGTGTGCGATCCAGTGTCCCGTCACGCGGAATTCGCACCAGACGGCTTGGCGTATAGGGTAGTCGCCCCAGCACAACGGCGTGCTTGAGCCTCTGCGTGGTCGGATGCCTTGCCAGCAGATACTGTTTGTTGTTGTTTCCCGGATAGAACAGATTGCCGGGAATAGAGGACAGCGATATCTCGTCGTAGGTGATTTCCTTCTGTCCCGGCTGCGACGCGGCCGTGATGGTGCGCACGGTCAACTGGGTCTCCACGCCGGTCCTCGGCTCGTACAGCGAGGCTGAACGCAGGTAGAGACCACCCGCGTTGTAGTTGGTCGGGTAGTACTTGAGCAGCGGACCGAGGAAGTGACCGTTCTTGACGAATATCTTTTGACCACCCTTAGTCAGCGAGTAGCCGCCGAGATAACCGAGATAGGGCAACTGCGGGCGCGGCGCGTATGGATAGAGGCGCAATTGCGGAAAGCGCGCCACATAAGCGGCCCGCTCAGCATCGGTCAGCGCCTTGCCCGGATAGAAGCACGCTGGCGGCACCACCAAGTTCACAATCTCGGCGTGCATCCCCGGAGAGGCGTTGACCGTGTTAACGAAGTCCTTGAGCCCGAGTGCGCTGCCGCGCTCGTATTTCTTGGTCCACTGGTTGGCGACCCACCAACGTTTAAACTCTTCCGACCAGCTGTCCTCCCACAGGTTGACCCCCATCGCCCAAGCCAAATAGGGGAGATTGGTTGAGCTGATCCGGTAAGGATCCCACTGATCTCGAATCAGCTCGGCGTAGGTCTGGGTCAACCGATAAGCATCAACGGTGGCGAGTGACTTCTCCAGCCCCGCCGCCTGGCGGTATAACACTTGCTCGCCGGCATCCTCGACAATACCGGGCCAGATATAGTCGGCCTGCAGCCAAGTCGTGGTAACCGCGCATCCGCCCTCGCCCGCAAACTGGGCGAAGATCCCCATCAGCCGCCCGAAGGTCACACCCATCCGGCCGCGCCCGTGCCAGGTGCCGTAGGGTTGACCCGTATCCGGATCGATCAGGCCTTCGCTGAAGACGGCGCTGATCGGAATGAGCTTGCCTGGCTGCGCCGGTAGACCGATCGTCGCCAGCAAATTGCCAGCACCCAGCAGAGGGGCCTGCAGCGTAGATGATCGCCCCAGAAGCGAATTAAGCTGGCCCACACCGGACAACGGTGCGCTTAGGTTGAATGTGCTTGCGAGACGCGAATTGACGTTCCCCGCGCCGACCAACGGTGCCCGCGCCGCCGCGCGCAAGACCAACGGTATGCCGACCGATACCGCTTCACCGAGACTGGCAATGGTGTTGATTTCGGTCGCAGATAAAGCGCGATTGTAAAAGCGGAAGTCATCAACGGTGCCGGTGAGGCTCCAGCCTTGGGCATTCTCGCGGCCGACATTCGCGCCCGCGGCGTCAAAGGTAATGCCAGAGGTGATGGGCGCGGTCGCAGTTGAGCCGACCTGCACGCCGTCGACATAGAGTTTCAGCGTTTGGTTGCCAGCGCCACCGCTGCCGTCAAATACGGTGGCGACGTGATGAAACGCCCCGTTGTTGATGGCACTGGAACCATTGATATGGGTCTGGCCCAGACCGTTGTCGCCCTGCATGATGATCGAGGGCGCGCCGGTGCCTGAGTTATCGGCGCCGTTGTAGCCAACGACGAGGTCAAGAATGCCACTGCCGCCAGATTTGCGGCCGCCGAAGATGGGGGTGCCGTCCCCGCCGGTGGTTTTCACCCAGGCCATGATGGAGAATGACGAGGTCGACGTGGGTATTGACACCGCCGTGGGCGGTATGGATACCGCACCACTGCCGCCGCTAAACACCACGCCTTGACCAACCTTGCCCGCACCCAAGGTAGGCAGCGGCGATCCGGTCACTGTGCCAGTATTGTTCTGACCAGAACTATCAGTTGTTGTTGTGTCTTCGAACTTGTACCAGACCTGCAGGCCATTGGTAATGAACGCTGTACCGCCGACACCAACAGTACCCGTACCGGCTAATGTCGCCGCATTGGTGACGGTGATAATGGCCACGGCTTACTCGGCGACGCCCATGTAGGTCAGGGTCGACGACACCACGTTCACACAGCCGCTGTTGTCGACCGTAATGTCGCCGGTCGGCGATGTGATCTGCACGTTGTACACCCCGGTGTTCTGGGCAAAGGCGCCTTCCAAACTCATCATGGTCAGGTCGGCGCCGAGCCAACGGATCGCGGCAACCAATTGATTGACGCTCTGCATCGTCGCCAGCATGGTGCTGGCCTTATCGACGCCGGGGAATAGCCATACCCTAGCGTTGATGTTGGTGCTGATCATCTTCGGCGCGAGCACGTTGACCACATCGGTCAATCCCTTGCGCGCCACATCCGCGGCGGTAATGTATTGATAGACAGCCGAAACCTGATCCTTACTCGGGATTGGATTGTTGTTGAAGATCGTCGTGTAAACGTTCTTGGTTACCGGATCAAGTGTACTAACCGGAGCAAACGAATCCGCCATGATCGGAATGTAGACGTTGCCGGTTCCGGCTTTGGTGAAGCAACTGGCATCGCGTAACAGCGACTGACCGGCAAACTGCGGCGCACTCAGCGCCCAGAACTTGTAACTCTCATAGGTACCCTGCCCTGGCCCAGTCAGCGACAGCATGCTCGGGCTGAGCCAGATGCGTTCGCGATAGACCGCATCGGTTTCGCTGCTGACTACGGTTGCCCCGGCGGCGATCTGATCTGGTGTCAGCAGATTGCCGCTGACATCGTACTGAATGCGCGGCACGCCGTAGGGGTAGCGACTGGCAATGGCCTCGAGATCGCTGCCTACGGCAAACGCTAAGGTCACGGCGCGGCAGGCCTGATTGACCCGATCTCGCACCATCAGCTCGAAGTAGGTGTTCAGTTCTTGATTGATCTTGATCGGATCGAACTCAAGGCCCTGAACATCGTACTGCGCGGCGTTGGGCGGGTCGTGCTGGTTCCAAATGATCAGCAATTGCTGCATGCGTCGCGTGAGGATGTCCTCGGTGCCGATCGACTCCAACACCTGCATGGTCGGCAACAACTCAGGCCGGATAACCGAGAACCGGCTCGGCGTTGTGGTAACGAGGTTTTCAACCATTATTCCCAACCGGGACGATGTCCCAGACCCCGCCGCCCTGGCTGATTGCGCCGAAATAACGAAGGGTCTCCGGCGAGAAGTCGCCGAGATGGGCGCGGGGCCGATAAACACCTTCGTTGCGGAAGATCACTTGACCCTGCCGAACCAAATCGGGCAGCGCTGGATTCGGCTGCGACGCCGGATTGGTTGTTGTCGCGTTACCCATGAAATAGACGCGCTTGACGCGATAGTTCGGTTCCCACAGGTCCAGCGCCTCAGCGATCGCCCACCAGAACCGTGTGATGATGCGATAGATGATTTCTTCGCCTAGCAGCCGCGGCACGAAGCTGCCGACCCAGCGACGCAGCACGCGCTCATGGAACGGCGTCTCGAAAATGATTTCCATCGACTGCTGCACATGATCCCAGCCTTGCAGCAGTTTGCCGGTTCTGCGGTCCATACCATTGCGTGCGGGCGAGACAAACGCCCGCTGCTTCCACAAATCTGGCCAGACAGCATTTACTTCGTTGAAGAATTGGGTCTGCGAGTAAATGTCGTCGAGGACGGCGGAGACGGTATTGCCAGCCATTATTCTGCCGGGGGCTGCTCTGCCGGGGGCTGCTCGGGCGCGATCGCGCCAGCATCAAGCCAGTATCTGGCTTGCTGTTCGGTCAGCACCAAACACTGCTTGCCGTTCTTCACGAACGGCTTGACACCGCCGAGCCCGTGCGCGTTAGGACGAAAATGCTCGTCGATAATGATGTAGGTCTGCACCGGTGCTTTAGTTGCGGCTTGCTCTTTGGCGCGACGCCGCGCCTCCTGTGGGGAGATAGGCATGGAGCAACTCCTTGTTGTTAGCTGGGGCGGCCCCCGCCGCCAGGGGTTGGGGGCCGTGGATGACGGCGGGGACCTACACTGCCCGGAGTGGGGTGGGGGGGCGTGTGGGCTCCGAACAGTATTAGTTGTCGTCTTTCGGGATCTGACACTTCTTGATCTGGATCGGTTTCGATGCCCAGCAACCACCCTTATCGACGAAAATCGTAAAATCCTGGTACTGGAGCATCGCGCCTTGCTCGTGCGCGGCAAAGCGTACATTCGTGCCGACGCGGCCGGTAATGAAGCCCTTCTCGGCCAGCCGGAGCTTCTGTGCCGCTTCCGGCTTCTGTTTCTGTTGACCTTGTTGTTGCTGGCCACCACCCTGCTGCCAATCGCCGGTCTGATCCTGATGCTGCGGATTTTGGCCGGCCTGCTTGAAGATCATCATCTCGCCGTAGTCTTCCTGGCCGCCGCCCTGCCCGCCGCCTCCACCGCCGCCCTGACCACCGCCGCCGCCTTGCTGTTGCCCGCCAGCCTTGTTGAAGGCGAAGGCCGCCTTGCCGGTCTGGCCACTATGGCCATTCACGTCATCGGCATGATCCGGCGCGGGAAATGAGTCGCTTTCTGCCCAGTGGCTCACGCTGCCATTGCGGAAGCTGCCAGCAATGGCGCTGACGCGGACGTTCTGACCCTTCTCGTAGTTGTGTCGCTCGCGATTGCCGCCGCGCTGATCCGAAGTGGAGAGCCAACCACTAATTAATTCGCTGCCGTCCGGTTTGATGCCATAGCTGACTCTAATCCTGTCGCCCTGCACTTCCTTGACCGTGCCGAAGCGATCGGAGCTTCCGGTCTGCCGCTGCAGCTCGGCGATGTGATACCAGATCTGTTCCCAGTGATTGAGCATTACGGCACCTTCACTCTCAATGTTGCGCCGAGTTCTGTAACGATGGCCTGACCTAACTGACGCGCAGTCAACACCACCGGCGGCGTCGGCGGCGTGGTGGCGAACTGCACATTCAGCTGTCGCGATTGAATCCAGGGCACGGTGCGGCAGCGGCAATAGGGATGGATCAGGTTGGTGCGCGCCTCACCGCCGATGGGCACCGGGAAATCTCTGTCTTTCCACTTTGCCGCCAGTTTGTTGATGTCGTCGACGGTGTACGGGGAATTTGCAGCTGCATCTAGGCACACCGGACAGACCTGACGGTCGCCACTGGTGACGATTTGCAGCAGTTGCTGCTGGCTGAACGTGTTATCACCGGGCTTGTCCCACGGCCGCTCCCAGTTGGGAGACTCTTTTAGGACGATGGCGCTGGCATCCATCACCCAGCGCAGATTGCTGGGAGTGGCCTCGGTCACTTCCAGCTGCGGCCGCACGTCGATGGCGTCGAGCCCGGTACTCTCGGCAAAGTACTCAATCGATGTTTGCAGCACTTCGTCGCCGACATTATTGAGCACGCGGGCGAGAACCTCGGGTGTCTTTTTCGGCAACTCGCCGAAGTAACCGGCCCAGTTCAAAAGATCATCGGTTTGGATCAGAACGTGGATCACGGTCAGTCGTAATCGTGATACTGCGGCACGAGCGGATCCCACTCTTGCTCGGGATTGTCGTCGTCCATCAGCGTGATGTCTTGCGTCGCCGGCACATATTCATCCGGCGTTCCGGGCGCCGGGAACGGATCATACGGCGGCGTCTCAAAGAGCGGCACCGGCAATGGGGTGCCATCAGGATTGATGATCTTTGCTGCCTCGGTATCAAGCCCGAGGAAGGCCTGCGCCTGGCGCCAACTCGGCGCATTGATGTTAGCGAGCAAGGGTTGGATCACCGCTGCGGTATCCTGAACATGCAGAAATGGGTTTGAGTTCGCCATGGCGATAAACTTGTTGATCGGGTGGTTGGTGTCCAGCACCTCGCCGGGCACGGCGTCAAAGATGGTCGATAGCGCGATGATGACGCGACGCGCCGAATACTTGACGCCCTGCCCGGACTGGCCGCCGCGCACCGTCAACACCCGGTGCACCTTGCGGGTCAGTTGCTTGAACACGTCGCCCCACATGCTCTGCGGGTTGCCGATTAATGCCGCCAGCGCTTGCGCCTGCACGATATCGCAGGCCAGCTCCATACCTTCGTCGGTGTTGGCAATTTGAATATTGAGCTTACCGGTGGGATCGCGAACGGCACTGGCAACCCCGATTTCGATAGTCAACTGCAGCAGCCGGTTTTGCCCGTTGTACAGTTCTGCCTTGGCCTGCACCGGACTGATGTCGTCTCTGTCGGTATATACCATGATATATGGCTTCGCCGGACCGCCGTAGACTGCCTGCGCGATCGGCATCATCGAGCTATCAGCAACACGCTCCTGCGCCCAGGTTTGATCCCGAAGTGCCCCGACCGCCGTCGTGCGAATGACGGCGCGCAGCAGGCTCATGTCGGTTCTTGCACTCTCGTCAAATTGACATTGAACCGTCCGGTTGCTGACGGCGTGATTGCGTTGATGTTGTGCCAGGTGCCGCGTTCGGGCAGGTAGACGCGGTCGTAGTTGCTAACCGCCGGTCCCCACTTGGCGGGATCGCCGAGTTGGTCCTCGGTGATGCTCACCCACTCGGCCGCCGTCAGGATGCCAGCTTCGCTGCGCGCCACCCCGGAAGCGATGGTGCCACTCTCACCCGTCGCCCGTGAGCCCGGCGTCACATAAACACCGATGCAGTAGAGCACCGACCGGCTGGGATCGGGTTGCGGCGTGCCGATGGTTTCGTCCTCGGATAGCATCGGGTGCAATTCGATCGGCTCGCCAAAGTACAGGTCGTCATATGCATCAACTAATCTTTCGAAGCCGCGCCAGGTGCTCATACGACCAGCACCGCGGGAAACTCGCGATTGCGCAGGCCTTGGTACTCAAGGCCATAGATCGTGTAGCCAAGCGCCGCATCGATTGGCCCGGAGTTCATAGCGGTCTGATTGAACAGCCTGTACTGTTCGAACGACACGGAACGCTCGCCAAACCTGACGTCGCGCAGAAATCCTAGACCTGCGGGCGTCAGGCCAACGCTGCTACTCATGCTCGACGCCAAGCCTAGGGTGGTCTGTCCCAGGATGGCCATGATCACCAACTGGTTGGCAGTCCAGAGGAAGCGTGCGTAGCGATAGGTGGTGGGATTGCTCCAGGCGTTCGCATCCGTCATCACGTCGGCCAAGCCAAAGGCACCGCTAATATCGGCATCGCCAAATTTGGCCAACGCCGGGAACAGCGCTTTGAAGGCGATAACGTCCTGTGAGGTCGCGACCATGGGGCTTTATTTGATCTGCTGACGCGCCTCTTCGGCCGCAGCAGCGTTGGCGGCCGGCAGCGCCGGGACATCCTCGATCACGACGGGATGCTGTGGGCAGGTGAACATTATGCCCTCGGCGTCTGTTTTTTGCCGACCCGGTCGCCGCTGTTCGCGCAACGAGACAATGTCCTCATCGAGCATTGCGATCTCGCGCCGCTCTCCAGCGCGGATCATCTGGCCATATCCGTCTTTATCGAAGATGATGTGGCTCTGTACGGGGTGGCTATTGTAGGCAATCACATTCGACCACGACTTACGCGCACGTTCCCGCCAATCCTCGAGCGGAACGCCAATGTGACCTGGCATGCGTCCTCCTTGTGTTGATGGCAACAAAAAACCCGCCAGCGGCGGGTGCGGTTAGCGGTTGATGTTGGCTGAGTTGATCAGCAGATGCCGTCGATATACCGGGCTGTCGCGGGCAGACGCCATTGCAGGCCGCCCATGCGAAAGGCGCCGGGAATGTCGAATACGAACGGCCCTGTCTGCCAGACCGGGAAGAACCGGTACGGCATCGGAATCGGCACCTGGAGCGCTTCCGGATCGCGCCGGTAGGCAATCATGCGTCCGTTACCGCTGGCACCCGCAGTGTCAAGCCCGCGCACGGCCTGGATCGTGATGGGCCGCCCGGTCTGCTGCGTATACATATTGTTCATCTTGAGCCACTGCAGCAGGTTCATTGTCGTGTTGGGCAGCTGCGTGATCGCCAAGAAGGACATCGCCGAGATCGGCAACAGCACCGTATCAGCCATCTCCACAGTCAACGTCGCCTGCCAGATGTTGGTGAGGGCACCATTGACATCCTGCAGGATCTGACTGATAGCTGGCGTCGTTTGTGCCATATCAGCGACCCAGGTGCGCGGCGCGGTGATCACGGTTGGCGCGGTATGGTTTGTTAGACCGAGCCAATTCTTGACTGAATCGCCGTACATACAAACATTATGAATCTTCTCTTCGGCGGCGCGCCGCGCGGCCGTCGCCCGCTCTGTCGTGAGATTGGTTCCCGGCAGCATTTGTGCCTGACCAAGCTCCTCCAGATTGTAGCGATAGCCGATGCCCGCCGTCTCGATCGCGGCCTCACCCTTGCCGCGGGTGATGTCGGCGAGTGGCACGTCACGCGACTGCATGTTGAGCCAGTCGGCGCGCCCGTACATGTCGACCGAGAAGAAGGTGACCGACTTGGTATACTCCGGGAGCGCTGAATTGACCGGCACGAACTCCGCATAGTTCAATGCGGGGTACTTCACGCGATAGACTTGCGGCTCGATGTAGGCGGTCTGAGCAATCAGAAAGCCCATCGCCTGCTGCTGGCCGGCATCCGAAAACATGTTATTGGGCATAGTTGTGTTCTCCTTGACCTAATCCAGGATCAGTACTGGATGCCGAGCGAAGCGACGGCGAGTTGGCCAGCGAGCGCGCTGGTGTACCAACGGCCGCTAGGGATGGCGGTGGCCGCTGCTGTGCCCCCCGAGAGGGTGGCGCCTGACACAGTTGCCCCCGGCACGTTGGTGGCAAGCGTGTAGGCATTGCCGGCCACGCCCACGGCTTTGACGCCAACCAGTAACCTGTTGGCACCACTGCCCTGTCCTGAGCCGCCCGGCGACGGAGGATCGGCCGCATACTTCATCAACACGAGGTTAGCGTCGGCCGACCCGTTCAGGAACGCCGCGAGCGCAACGAGCGTGTCGCCCAAGGTCGGACCGATATTGACCTGGAGGCCGGTGGCACCACTCGCCTTGAACGTGACCGCAGTGCCCTGGATGGTCACCGTCTGGCCATCAAGCGGCTGGCTGGAGAACGTGATCGAGCCCGACGCCGCAGCGCCCGTGACCAAGTTCGTAAGCAGCCCCGTGGTGAGGTCGTAGAACAACGGGTCCCACGCCGCCACGTTGGCGCCCGCGCGCACGGCAATGCGGCCGCGCGTGATGATCGACACGTTGGTCCACTGACCGTAGGCATCGAGCGGGTTGGGCGTGTCGATGGCCGCGAGTGGATCGACCGCTGCCAGCGCCAGCGCCTTATCGCGCTGGGTCAGGCCGATGAACTTCGACCCGCCAAGGATGCAGTTCTTGTCGACGGTATCCTGGCTGACGGCGACGCCGAAAGGAATGCCCGCCGCCGTGTTGCAAACCTTGGTGATGGTTTCCGCGTCGTTCTCGTCGATGATCAGGCCCAACAGAAAGGGCGCGATCTGCGGCCGGTAGGTAGTCTGGAGTACAGTCGTCATGGTTTAAACTCCTTCAGATCTCTCTTGGCCCTTACTGCGCGCCCTGGCCGAGACGCTTCCACGCCTGCTCGGCGTCTTTCACGTACTCGTTGTAAGCAGCCTCTTTGACTGCTTGGGCATCGCCTAAGTTGACCGGGTGCATTGGCTGCGCGAACGCGCGAACCGCATCAGCAAATTGATTGCTGGGAGCCTGGGCACGCTTGGCGTCCTTGGTGATGGCGGCAAAGCCGGCCTCGATCTTGACCGGGTCCCAATCCTTGGCCGCATCGCCCATGTGGGCATCAACGACCTGCTTGCGAATGTCGTTGAGCGACTTGCTCTTGGTGTTGAGCTTATCGCCGAGGAACGTGCGCGCCTTATCAATCACGTCCAGGCGCTTACCGATCTCGTCCTCGATCCGCTCCGGCGTCCACTCGGCATCGGCCACCTTCTTGTTGAGCACCGCGATCTCGGCATCCTTGGCCTTGAGGGCGTCCTCCGACTTCTTCATCGAGTCTTTGCAGTCTTCGTCGTCCTTATCCTTTTTCTTCTTGAAGGCATCGAACTCGTCGCTGAGCTTGTCGTAGCTGTCGCTGAGGGTCTTAAGCGTCTTCTGCACGAGCGCGGCGGCAGTGTCAGTCATCTGGCACTCGATCCCGTCGACCGTGACGTTCTTTAAATTCATGGCGGAGTCTCCTCTTTGGCCATCGTCACCAATCTTCAACTGTTCACCACCGCGCGCATTGGTGACGACGGCGAGGTGATTGGCCCGAATATTTGATTGAACGGCGTCATACTCGTCGCCGTCATCAGTGATTCCCGGCGTCCAGACGAGGTCGCACTCGTAGCCGACGCTGAGCTGGTTCTGACCGTCTTTGAATGCTTGGATCGCGGCGGCGTCGCGCAGCATCATCGGCACACGCGCGAAGAGGACATTCCCGTCTTGATCGCGCTCAAATTCTCCGCCGGTATCGCCAACCGCGTATTTGCGCCAGTTCTGTGTGGTGACCAACTCGCCGGGATGATCGAGCGTGACCGGCAGATGCGTGTAGGTATGCACCGCGTCGGTCGCAAATACCGCGTCGGCGGGGCGCAACACACGAACCAGATCCTTTTCCGGTCGCCCGACCTCATCACCGCCATAAATCTGAATGCCGGTGCGAGCGATGCGTGGCATCGCTTTGAGCACCCCATCGCGCGTGTGATCGACGCGGTATTTGCGATCCAACTCGATGGTGTCGCGCATCGACAGGTGCTGTGAATAGGCAGCGTCGCCGACCGTTTCAAACAGATCAGACATGCTGTCCTCTTCCTCATAGGTTCCGGCTTCCCGCCCGAATGGGTCGCGCGCTTGAATTTTCCTGCGTCGCTTGTCGGCGATCTCTTCCGCGTAGGTTTCAGGATCGCGCTTCAAGCTTGGCTTCTTTTTCCGTTTCGGAAGTTCTGCAACGCCGAGATGCTGACCCGGTGGAGGGGCGGGCGCATTGCTCGGACCTGTGTTTGTTGTGCCGATGGGTGCCGATGGCGCCGCGCGCCGCTGCGGCGCGCGATACGGATCGGTGCTGACATTCGGCCCCTTCTTCGAGCCGGGGGTCTCTTCCGACGAGTCTGATTGCTTTGTCTTGACCGCAGCGGCACGCGACGCAGGCGTCCAGCCAACATCGACACCGGAGATCGTGCCTGCATTCTTGCTGGCATAGAAAACCTGCTCGCCTTTTTCCTCGCCGTACTGTTCGACAAATGCCGCTTTGATCTTGCGACCCTTCTTGGTAAGGGGCATGGATTGTTCCTAGCCGCGCCAGGCGTAGACGCTGCAGCGGCAGTTGGGATGCACGGGGATCAGGGTGGCCGCGTAGTCCAGCGTATAGGGCGAGTCGGCGGCGATCTTGTCGCACTTGTCGCAGACGCGCTCGTCGTTTGCGGTCTGCACGCCAGCGAGTTGCTGTTGTTGCGGCAGCGCCGACTTGATGAGCGCTAATGCGCCGGCCGTTTTCAGCACACCGGTGAGGAGTGACTGCCCCTTCTTTGCGGGGGGCTCCTCTTGCGTCTCCGGAATGATGCCGACTTGGGAGAACCCAACATTGCGGTAGGTCTCGATCTTGGCCTGATTGAAGGCCGCAATGATCAGCACGTTGCACATCGCCATCAGGCGATTGAGTGCAACCTTGTCGAACGCGGCAGCGAGAACGCGCCACGCCCGCGCGGGCTTGAGCCGCAGTTGCAGGACGCTATTCGCCGCGCGGCTGACTTGTTGCACCGTCGCGGCGATGATGCCCGCGAGTTCCTGTTTAGCCAGTTGCGCCAGGTGCTGTGGGTTACCGTCGGGAGGCGGGGGGACGCTACCGCGATAGACCTCTCTTGCAGCAGCCTGGCGTCCTGACTCCCACGCGAGGCCGATAAAGCGGCCTGGCCAAGACCCGGCCAGGTAATGACCGGCCATATAAGCGAGCCACGCGTGAAACGCATTGAGCCGCACGTCGGCGGGATGGAAACCCATGATCGTGCCCTGGTTGAGCCCGAGCACATCCTGGTCCATCAGGGCGGTGCGCATTTGCGCACGCAATTGGCGCAGCCTCAGTTTAGCTTCGGCACGGAAGGACGCACGCAGTCTGCCGGTTCCCGTTGGATCGCGCGACGACTGCGCATCAATTACGAGGGCCGTTGATGTTCTCAATGCGCAACTCGGCGATGCCGCCGCCTTCCGGCTCTTTCATCCAACCGACGCAGCCGGGGCCCTTGAGCAGGTTCGGGATCACGAATTTGACCTTCAGGGTGCGTCCGTACTCGCCGACATAGAGCGCCACCGCAGGCAGGCTGGTGTGATAGCGGTCGATCAGCTCATCGCGGATGACGGCGATATCCCTAACGATGGCATCGCGCGTTTTGGCGGCGTAGAGATTGTGATCGTAATGCGTGGTGGCAAGCTCCTTGATGCCCTTTTCCAACTCCTTGCGCGCGCGTACTTCCAGCATATTGATCGTCATGGCTGCTCCCACAGCTTCCTCTTATGGTGCGTGACGAGTTGCGGCGGGATGTCATAGCGTGGCTCGCCGTGTTCCCGTTGCAGGGCATTCAGCAGCAAGTCGATGTTGGCAAACCGTTCATCGACGGTCGGCCGATAGTCGTATTGTTCGCGGTCAGCCTGGGCCATTGCCGCCTCCGCCGCCTCCGGGGCGTGGGGCTGGCAGTGGCGGGCCGCCGGGCTCGCCGGGCATCGGCGGATCGATCTCGCGCTGCAGGCCGGCGACCGCCGCCTCGTGCACCATCTCGCCGAATTGGTTGTCGTCGTCGAATTCCTCGATCGCCCCTTCGATGCCGGGATACATAAATGGATTCTCGATCAGGAAGTTCTCGCGTGCTTTCTTCAACACTGCGGGCGGCAAGATACCCGCCTGCACATCGAAATTGTGCGCCTGCGCTATTTTGAGGTTGATGTCAGCCTTTTCCTTGTCGTCCATCTGCCACAGGCTGTCCCAGTGATAATGGATGTCGGGGTCGCGGCTGCCGAAGGTATGGCGGATGAGAATGTCATCGAGCCGCGCCATCGCCGGTGTCAGCCGCACGGTCTGATCCGCGGCCAATCGATCGTAATAATTTCTCGTATCCGAATCCCCGGTCGCATCCAGGCCTTCGGGCGAGCGCCCGAGCAGACGCGTGGCGGGAATATCAGCGGCACCGCAGGCGATGGTCAGGTAACTCATCAGCACCCGGTCCATGTTGGTGAGGCGCAGCTCGCGCCGCTCCCATTCCTCCTCTTTGTCGAGCATCACCGAATTGACCACCGACTTTGCCGCGTTGGCGTTGGAGAAGCGGTCGACCAGTTTCTTGGCGCCCTCGGTGGTCTCCATCATCGCCGAGAGGCCTTTGATCTTAATGATATCGAACTTGAGTTCGCCGATCGCGGCGGACACCGAGGAGGCGACCAGGCCCGCGTTTTTCACCGCGTTGTCGACGATCTGCAGCACGCTGTCGCCCCACGGATCGGGCGCGTGATCCATCGACGGATAGTCGCAACCGATCAGGCGGACGATGCGGCTGGGATGGATGTAGATCACCGAGCCTGGCGGCAGGCCCTTCATCGCCGCCTCAAGTTGCTCAACGCCGCCGATCTGCGGCGGCAATGGCACGTTGGCGCGCATGTACCAGGCGGGCTGACCAAAATAGGCATTGGTGACGTCGCGCACCAGCGGGCCGGCGGCGAGGTGCCAGCGATCGACCACATGCACAAACTTAAGATCGCCCTTGCCGACCCTGTCGACGTCGAGTTCGTCGCCCCAGTCGCCCTGGTCGACGCCGACGATCAACGCGGCGCCGCCGTACAGCCGCGCCTTGGTCAGTCCCGAGAGCAGTTTGTGCTGCAGCCCGAACTCCTGCTCGGTGCGCTCCAGCTGCTCGATCTGATCCTGCTCCGCCACCCAGCTGCGCCAGGCGCGAGTGCAATCGAACGCCGGCACCTCGACGATCTTGCGCGCCAGCCAGTCGCCGCGATAGGCGGCTTCCAGCTGTTGCGGAGTAAGCAGATTGAGGTAGTATTGTTGGCTGACCGACTTGTCGCGACCAAACAGTCCGAATCCGGCAAGAAAATTACTGAAGCTATCGAACCAGGACTGAGGTCCAGCAACAACTTCAGCCATTCGATTACGCCATCAGGTCCTGCAGATAGCGCCCGTCCTGCACGACTTCCAACGTGTCGCCGTTGACCAGCTTGATCACGGCTTTGTCGGGCGTGCCGGGTACCGCGTCCTTAGCCTCGACCTTGGGACGGCCGAGCTTGGGCGCGCGGCCAGTCGGATTAGTCGCTGACGGCTCCTCGCCGGGATCGTCCGCCACCTCCTCCTGTGCCTCCACCGCCGGCTCACCCGGCTCGCCGGGCATCAGCTCGACGCTGACGATGTTGGCGGTATTGACGATGTACTCTTTGCCGTCCTCGGTTGCTACTCGCACGGGTCGTGGCATGTCAGGCTCCTTTGTCTCGCATTAGTTTTGTGTCTGTCCGCCCAGTCCGCAGTACCCGTCTGTCGCGCCAAACCAGCGCCAGCACATACAGCCATCGGCGATGCAGTTGTAGTTAAGCGGCGGCGTCGTGCCACTGGTACCGCCACCGCGATTGTCGAGCACGGTATTGCCACTCGCCTGTAGCCGAGTGAACGGGCACCACTTGGTCTTGGCGTCGTCTGGCGTCATTTCTTGGTCTCACACACGGTTAGGCCGGGATATTTCTTGGCGTAGGCTGCGGACACATAGGCGCCGGTCTTGGAATCGCGGCATTGAACCTTGCTTTTGCCGGCTGCGGCCGGAGTTGCGTTGAGTATCAGGGCGAGCACCGTCGCCGCGAGCAACAAAAACTTCATGTCGATCTCCTCAGCGTCTGACAGAACAGGCAAGGTCGATAGACCAGCACGTTGCGCCATTTGATCCAGTGCACGCGGCCGAGGCCGATATAGCGAAAGCCGATGCCGCGGCAGCGGCGGCAGGTCATGTCACCACCGTCAGCATATAGGTGAGGCCGATGCGGCCGATGCGCACGCTGCCCGCAAAACCCAAAAGTTGCAGAATGACGTAAAGAACGATGATAACCATAATCACCACTAACAATACGTAGATGACCCGGCGGAACGGCTCCGGCAGCGGGATCAATGGCAGCAGGGTCTGTATCGCCCAGAAGATCACGCCGACCACGATCAGCGTGATGATGATATAGACCAGCGCGGTGATGAGGCTCATTTTGGGTTCTCCCTAACCACCCGCCCAGGCGGTGTTGGTGGCGACCGGCGCCGCCAGGCGGCTTAGGTCCTGTGCTTGCGGCTGCTTGGCCAGCACCCACGCGTAGGCCTGCTGCAGGCTGATCGAATAACGCGCCTGTAGGTACAGGGCCATCGCCAGCGGCGAGTAAGTGAGCCCTTGAATACCGTGGATCAATGCGCTGCCGTTACTCGGCCATTGCGCAAACAGCCGCCGCTCGATGCGGGTCAACGCGTCATAGTCAACGAACCCGTTTGCGCCGCAAATCGGGATGAAATTGCAGCGCTGGTCAACCGTATGCGATTGCTGGTCGACGTTGATGCAGACAAAGTTGATTTGCTGCCGCAGCGCGTCGCAAGTCTTGTTCGATCCAATCCACAGCCGTGGGACAATCTCAACGCCGTCCGTGGGGATTGCCATGGGCTACAGATCGCCTTCCCAAGTTGATGGTGGCATAGCAGAACGTCTGCCCGGTCATCTGGTTGGGGTAGACGATGCCATAGGCATAGAGCGGCCGCACCGGCGGCAGACACACGGCGCCGTGCCAGATGAACCACGGCTGCTGCAGGATCGCCACCGCCAACAGCAACCTGCGCTGCCGACGCATTCAGGCGTCGGCCTGAGCCATTTTCGGGTCCCACAACGGGCGGATGACCCATTGTCCTGCGCCCGATGAGATATTTGTTGTGGCCCAGTGTGCGGCCTCGTCGGCGGTCTTGAACGGGCCCCACAGGTTGGTCTGGCGTGGTGTGCGCGCCTGCAGGATGTAGCCGTTGGGGTGGAAGCCACCGTCGTTAGGCATCAGGGCTGCACCACAAAGTCCGGCGGCTCGCGCACGAAGATCGTCACCCCGCTCGACAGGTAAACCTTCGTCTTACCGCCAGCGTGGGTCTCACCTTCGACCGGCTCGTGCGCCGCGATGATGTTGAACTTACGCACCACGAACGGCTTGCCGCCCGCCAGTGTCAGTGTGAGGATCTCGTCGCTCATGTTTCTCGAATGCGATGTGCTCGGCCGGGATGGTCAGGATGACGGTATGGCCGGACCGCCCGTACTCTTCACGATAGTTGATAAACCACAGCTGCTGGTCGCCGATGTAGGCGCGGTTTTTCCCGTCGGGCGCGCGCACGATGCGGATCAGTTTGGGAAAATCGGTCATTTATCACACCTTTCCCCTGAACCATGTCGGCAGATCAAACTCGAAGCCCTCGCCATTGACACGGAAGTCCAGCTCTTCGCGCTCGGCCGAGTCCAACCCCAACATCGGGACGTAACCGAAGCGCAGCAAGATGGCGCCGCCACGCAGCGTGTGCGCCAGGGCCGCACCACCGTTGCTCTTGACCAGGCGCGCCTTGCCCGTATCGCCACTGGTGCCGATCAATAACCCGACCCGGTCGTGCTTCTTGATGGTGCCGTTATTGACCATAGCGGGCAGGCAGATGATCAGGCGCGGCGGCGATTTTTTATTTCGGCTGCGGCTATTGCGCTTGTAGGAGATGCTGCCGCACGTCAGAGCCTGCCTGCCACTAGGGACTGTGGGCAACGGCTCAAAAGGCATCGCTGTCTGTCGCTACGTCTGCCTGCCAGTCTTTTGCTTGACCCAATCAATCAAGTCATTGACGCTCTGGTGCGCCTTATCCACCACATCTGCGGGCGAGGTATGCGCCGCACGATCGAGCGCATCCTTGAGCGCCTGCGCCGCATCCTTGACTGCATTCAATTGATGCTTGGCCGCTTCACTGAGTTCCTCGCCGACCGCCATCGGTTGCTCCTATTTGTTTGTTTAGCTCGCTAGCGCGTCGATATTGTAGTAGCCATCACCCGTCAGCTTGGCGAAGGCGCCGGAGCAGGCATCGACCTGATCCTTGTATTTGCCGTTGGGAAAGGCCTCGAGCTCGGCCAGCAGGTCGCCCTGCCAGGTACCGGCAAGTAATCGCACGTTGCCGCCCTGCACTTGCGCGGCGAACGGCTCGGCCCTGATCTCCTTCTTGCCGGTGACCCGGTCAGCAAAGACCCTAAACCCGCGCAGCTCGCGGATGGTGGCCTCAGCACTTTCCTTGCCGCCGGAGCCCGGCTCCTGCTCGACGTAAACCTCGTAGCCCCAGCCCCAGTTGTCGCGATCGATCTTGGCCCAGGCGCGGATCTGGTCCTCGCGCTCGAGCGCGCCCCAGCGCCCGCGCACCACATGGGCAATAACGTAACTCTTGTTCTTCATCGCATGCATCAGCACACCGGCCGTATAGGCGCCCTCGCCGCCCTCGGTCCCGGCTTTATCCCAGTAGCGCACCGTCTGTTTCACCTCGTTGCGATCAAAGATGCCCAAGGTGGTGAGCTTGTCGATCGGGAAGATGCCGCCACCAACAACAATTGGATGTTGTTGATACTCCGACTCCCATGACGTCTCGGTCATCAGGGTCTTGCGTTCGAGCAAGAACTTGAGTGGCTTCACCGCCGGAAACAGCGCCGCGCCGCGTTTACGGGTCGGGGTGTTGGGCTCGCTCGGATTACAATACTCGTCATCCTCGGCGATGGCCGGGAAGCGCACAATCTTAGTCTGCGGAAACTTCTCCAAATAGCGACCTAACAAATCATCAACATGCCACCTGGTCATCAAAATCAGCATGCCGGAATTGGCGGCAAAGCGGGCACCAAAATCATCAACAAACCAGCTCCAGGTCTTCTCGCGCACCGCCTTGCTCATCGCCTCGGCGCGACCCTTGTGCGGATCATCAATCACGCCGAGATGCAATTCCATGCCGTTGATCGGGCCGTCGACCGTGGTGTTCCGGAAACTACCGCGCTTCTCAACAAATTCAATCAAACTCTGATTACAGGCCCAGCCTTGCACATCGATGCGCGTTTGCGGGAACGCGCGCCGATACTTGTCCGCCTTGATCAGTCGCTGCAGGTTGGCATTGGAGGTGATGCCGAGATCATCCGAATAGCTGGCAAAGATGATCTTCAGGTCCGGGTTGGCGCCCGCCACCCAAGCCATGAAGTCCTGCGCCGCCCAACTCTTGCCGTGCTGCGGCGGCGCCATCAGCGCCATCTTCGGTCGCTTGCCCGCCATCATGTCGTTGTAGAACTGCTGCAACTCCAGGCACACCACCTGGGTCCACCAATTCCACTTCATGTCCGGGCGCATGTAACGGCGGAAGGCGTAGAACTTCTCCCGCGCCTCGATCGCGGAGCGGGCTTCCGACGCAGTCGCAATGAGCTTCAGGTCCTCGGGTGTCAACTCCTGCGGCAGCTGCGTGCCGTGCATTAGAGTTTTTATCCTTTGTGCTCGCTAGAGTATTCCTCGGCGCATCGTTCAATGATGTTTCGCGCCGCGTCGTGGGGCATCCATCCAGCAGCGAATGGGCTATCGCCCCACCTTGCTTCGCGGAAGGTGACGTCATCAACGTCAAAGCTCCAATGCTGCCATCTGGCACGGAAATAGAACGGTCGTCCATCAACGGTGCCCTCAGCCTGTACCGGACAGTTGCCGTCAAGCCAATCTATAACCAACATCGTTACGGCTCCGTCACATAGCGGTCGAGTGCGCTCGTCCTCGACATTGCTCATGGTAATTGCCCCGTCGGAGCCGCGATCAGATTGGTGCCAGCCGCCGGGTCACCGTACTGCGGATAACTGACGGTGCTGATCTTACCTAGATCAAATTCAAACTCCAAATCCACGATCGGCAGCTGATAGAACGCATACGAGCTGGGAGCAAGATTGATAAAATACCACTGCGACTGACCATCCCAGATTTGACCGACTGGGATGAAGGACTGCGTACCATTCAATGTGATAGCGTCGCCGGTCTGCTTGCCGGTATATACAGCTTGCGTGATGATTCGCTCACCAACAATGTTACAGTTAAAATCAAACTCAACTGTACCAGTCATCGCCAGAGTTGCTTGATCAAAGACGTTAGCGTTGATCTTTAAGGTGGTGCCCGCTGCCGGCGACACTTGCCGAACGTTGCACTTCAAGCTGGTGAGAAGGCCTTTGTGATACAACCAACCACCACCCTGGGCAAACTTGCCCATAAACCGGTAGCGAAAATATTCGCGAGGATTTTTCCCGCGCCTGGCCGCCTCCGAGGCCAGGTCCGCCGCATCGCAGCCGGTGCAATTCTCGAAGCGAATGGCGCCCTCGCGCACGATTCCAACTTTGAAGAACCAGCTCGGCAGCGTCGTGAATGGAAGGGTGGTGTCGATGTAGAGGTACGTTGCATCCTCGCGCAAGGCAGCAACATATCCAACACCAATATCGGCAAACAAATAAGCGTTGTATATATCGGTGTTGGCGCCTAAATAGATCACTTGGCCGATGACGCAATTCCACGATTGGTGCATGTTGGAAGACTTCAAGATCTTAAAAGTTCCGTTGGCATACGTGACATTTGTTGCATCGACCGTCAGCATCGTCCCGGCGTCATTGATATTGTAGTTGATAGTCCCAGCGCCAAATATGCGCGAGTTCCTGACCGTGCGCGACCGTCCCATGCCTTGCGTCGATACTGACGCGATATAGTCAGTGACACAATTATCGACAACGATATGCTTGACATTACCTGGCGTCAGCGAGCCAGTGATGTAGGAGTCACGTATCGTCACCATGTCGATGCTCGACGATTGAAACGCCAAACGCTGGCCGCAGGTGTAGTCCATCGCGTTGTAGCTGATGCTGCGCACCAATTTGTCCGACTCGGCCTGGGTGGTGAAGCGCGGGCTGTGATGCTCGACGTTGAAAGCCACGCTCTCCGAAGGCCCGACCCCGGTCCAGTCAATGGTCTTGATCTGGCGCCCAGTAAAGATCTGATAGACCGAGCCAGAATTGGGCGCCGGGTTCACCGTCAGCCCCTGATAGATATGGTCGAGGTCCCAAGTAATTGTCCCGATTGACCATCCAGACGTATTCAGTTGCCAGATGCGGGCGCGACCACAGGGGTTGGGATTGTTGCCGTCGGGGAAGTCCGAGCGGTGCACGTTTAAAATGTTACGATCTAGCGTGATGACCCCGGTGCCAGAGTTGATCGCGGTGATCTTGGCATACTCGAACAAATCGCAGTTCGGCGGCCAGCCATAGTACTGAATGTCGAGACTGGCCAACATGATCCACTGGCCAACGGCAAAATTGGCGCTGTCGGTCGCGGTGATCAGGGTGACGGTATTGGTAACCGGCGTCGTCGTTTGAATCAAAAACCCCTGGTTAACCGCAGATGCATTCCACAGCGGTTGACACGCCGGTCCCCACGGCCACTCGTAAGCTGCGTTGGCGCCGCTGACATTCCGATCATAGGTGTTCTGAATGACGGCACCGTGACCAATGATGTGCAGGTTCTTGATGTTCTGCAAAAAACTCTGGCACTGCGCGTGATTGTAGTTGTAAGTACCGGGCGTCAACTCCAGCACCACCGCCTTGCCCGCAGCACTGGCCGAACGTGCCGCGCTGGCAAAATTGTTCCAAGCCGTCGCGTTGTTGGTGGCACCGTCACCGACGCCGCCGAACATGGCGTTGAATGACCAGGCGACGGAGCCACCGCCGCCACTCCCAGCTGCTCCAGTCGCGCCAGTGGCCCCTGTCAGACCTTGCAACCCTTGCAGACCTTGCAACCCTTGCGGCCCCGCAAGCCCGCCTAAACCCGGCGTCCCGGCGCCACCAGCCACACCCGCAGGCCCAGTCGGACCTATCGCCCCAGGACCACCAACCGGTCCCGCCGAACCCATCGGCCCCGGCGGGCCGACAATCGTCGGACCCATCCGATCCTGCAGCGCTCGAACCTGCGCCCGTAACATCGCAACAGCAGGCGGCGACATTATTTGCTGCTGCAAAACCATTATCTGCTGCTGTAAACGGGCAATCTGGCTGGACGTGTCCCCGTTCGCCATCGTTGACCTACGGCCGTACCTTCTTCCAATTCATGTACGCCGCCGCTAAGCGCGCGCGCCGGACCGCCCAGTAACGCCGCGGCCACCACCAATGCGGCCGCAGCATCACGTTGGGCACCCACTCAATCCCGTTCCAGAGCACGAACGCGCGCAGGTCCACCTAGGCCACAACCTCCAGCCGCGCCTGCGCCTCGGCCTCCTCCGCCGTCTTGGGCGTGGCGGGAAGCTGCAGCACGGTGGCGGTCTGGCCGGGCTTGAGGCTATGCAGCAGGATCATTGCCCCGCTGGGGAGTTCAAGGGCGTCGTGATGGGTATGTGGATTCTCCAGGTTGATCTGGCGGAAGCGCGCGGTGTTGTGGGCGTGCTCCTTGTCGCCATAGCCGGGGTGGCCGCTGGCGGCCTGGGTGATGTTGTCGCCAAACGCCAACTCGGTGCCGGGCAGCACGCACACCACCTCGTTGATCTTTTCATAGGCGGCAGCGGCATCGACGAAACCAATAGAAATCGAATTGTGGAACTTGCTCACCACCAGCTTGTCATCGACCTTGGCCGGACGCGAGGCGAGATGGCGCAGGCTATAATCGCACATGGTTTTTCTCCTGAGTTGCGGCTTTAGCCTGTAACCATGCGGCTGAAGCCTGTTGCGCAGTGTCAAACACACCTAGATGCACAACCCTGCCTCCGACATGCAGTTGAGCCTTGAACTTCCCCCGACAAGGCTGCGCTCCTGGATAGCCGGTCGTGTTTGTTCGATAGCGTCGATTGTTCGCTTGTTCTTTGCGCGTGGCCCAACGGCAGTTGCTGGGCGAATAGCCAAGTAAGTTGTTGATCCGTTCGATGGAATATTGCGGCGAGGGACGCCGTCCCATGTCCTCGATGAAACAAACCACGGGATGCTTGCCGTTTTCACCGTAGCGCCAGCGCTCGCAGACTTCGATCCCGCGGCCACCGTAATTTCGGAAGTTTTTATAATTAGGATCATGGCAGCGCTGTAGCATTGCCCACCAAATGCCGTATTCCGCCGACCAACCACTGCGGCGAGATTCCCCGTGTTTTTCCGTCCCCATGTGAGCCCCCTAGGTTGGAATAACGTGTTTGGTTGGACGCTTAAGCCGTCGATCGCAGACAAACTGCTTGTGCGCAGCCGCAATGCAGCGATACTGCCAGACGTTGCCGTCAATCACACAGTGGCTACCCAGCGGGGAATCCACCGTGCAGATCGGCACATAGGTCGTCGCCAAAATGGCCAGCACGTGCAACATCGCTACGCCACGCCCCGATCCTTCCACGCCCGCCGCGCCGAATTGTCGACGTCGCGCTTGAGCCGCGTCAGGTTGATCTCAAATTCCGCCTTGTTGGCACTCAAATTCGCCGTCGAAAAACCCACCATCGCCTGACACAATAACGAAATATCGCGCCAGTCGAACTCCTGTGATCGCATCCAAGCCCCAAGCGCGCGCGCCGCCTGGCCGACCTCGTCCTCGCGCAGACTCATTGCACCTCGCTATCCCGGTCCGGAATCATCTGCATCGGCATGTGCTCCAGAATCGTGTGCACGTCCTGACGCAACGCCTCCATCTCAGAGCGCAGCTGACCCAGCTCCTGCAAAAGTTCCTCCAGCAACCCCTCCACAGCCCGGTCCATCGCCGTCACCAGCGCCAACCGCGATGCCAGCCCCAGCCCGGCGGCGCCCACACATGCCGATAGGCGTAGTGGCTGGCGCTGTAGGGATAGCCGCCGAGGCCGTCCGGGTGGGCGTAATAGCTGCCGCCGTAATAGCCGCGCCGGTCCACGCGTCGGTGCCGCCACACCACCGCAGCGTCAGCCGTGCTCGCCGTCACCGAGGGTAGCCACGAAGACCATGAGGGTGGCGAGGACAACGATAGCGGCGCAGACGCAAACATCGCTGCTGCAAAGATCAACCATGCCATCCGGCGCATTGCTGCACTCCTCTGTGGAAACAAAAAAGGCCCCCACAGAGGGAGCCCGCGCGGCTGCGAAGGTGACCAGTCCCTCGCTATTTAAGGCTTTAAGGTCCTTACCACCCAGCGTTCCACGTGAAACTGCGGGTGTGGCTCAGCGTAAATAACTGCGCGCCAAACAAAGTGACAGGCTATCTGCATTTCATAAGGACTTGTGCCGCCCGTTGTCACGGTCGGCACTTGCGGAATATGCCAAGGCCACGGGCTGCTCATTGCTCATCCCGTCTCCACCCGAGAAGCAATCCAACCAGCACCAACGGCCACAGGCTGGCCCCGACCATTGCCGCGACGTAGACCACTGCGAATGATTGATCCAGCTCCCTGATGCGGCGCACGGCTTGCGCAGATGGCCTGACCAAGGTCAAGGCGAACAAGACAAGGCCGACATCAAGATATGCCAGCGCGATCATTGCCGCGGCAGCTCCTCCTGGTTCAACTGAAGCAGGACCGTCGGCAGGCCCTGAACGCCCTCGCTGTACTCCTGGATCTCCACCACGCCCACCATCCAACTGTTCCTGACGTACACCTTGGCCCTCCTATCGCAGAAGCCGAGGACATCGATCAAATGCTGAACGGTCATGGCCCTCGCATAGTGCTTCTCCTGCTGGGGCCGCTTCTTCCTGTACTCGCTCAGTTCCATGATGTTTCCGGTCATCTATCGAGCTTCTCTTGAGCCTGCCTCACCAGAACCATCTCATCGTCGGAGTCGAGGTCACCGCGCGCGTCGTAATGCCTGGCCATGTCAAGTCCATCTTGACAGAAGAAGGCCCACCCCTACAACCTGCCGTATGGCCGACATCGACCTCGCCTTTATCGCCCAGCAACTCGATCGCGTCATCGAACGCCTCGGCGCCGTCGAAGACCAAATGAGCGTCACAACCGCCATGGTCCGCCGACTCGATGCAACAGTCGGCGGCCTCACTGATGAAGTCCGCGCCCTGTCGCGCCAGCTCGAACGCATCGACCATCGCGTGCGGGCGCTGGAAACCTAATCCGCCAACACCCGCGCCACCGCGCTCTTGCTGATGTTAAACCTCAACGCCAGCTCCCGAATCGTGCCAGTCCCCCGCGCCGCCCGAATGGCGTCAACCGTCTCAATGTGAACCCCAGGCCGACCTATCGCCTTGCCAGAGCGCGTGCCACTCGCCCGCGCCCGCGCCATCCCCGCATTCACCCGCTCACGTATGATCTCACGCTCAAACTCAGCAAATACACCCAGCATCTGAAACATCGCCCGGCCCGCAGGCGTCGTCGTGTCCAGCCCCTGCTGATGCAAATAAAGCCCAGTGCGCGTGGAATGAAGATGAACTAAGAAGGATACAAGGTCCTGTACGCTGCGGCCCAGCCGATCCACCGACCAGGCCATGACGAGGTCGAATTTCCCGCGGCTGGCGTCCCGGTGCAGTTGGTCAAACCCAGGCCGCCTGTCTCGACCCTTGGCACCGCTGATCCCATGATCCCGGTAAATATTAATGATCTCATGACCCAATCGAGCCGCCGCAACCCGAAGCTCCCGCTCCTGATTGTCGGTGTCCTGATCCTTCGTACTGACGCGTAAGTAGAGAACTGCACGCATAACATCCTCAAATATGGGACCCATTGCGTATTAAGGAGCGAAATATGGGACCCGTTCGCCTATTAGGGGAAAAAGGTGGCGGCAGATATACATTGGAGAGCTTCGCATTTCGGGGCCGTCTCGACTGGGGCCCCTGGAAACGTTTACCAGGGTACCTCCCTTAGATGGCCTCCCTCCGCCCTTTAAAGGCTTAGTGAATAGCCTTACGGAAGATAGCTACCTGCTGGTCTAGCTCGCGGGCCGTATAATCCCGCTCGCGCATAGCCTCGGCTAGATTGCCATGGGTAGACACAAGCGCCCATTGCCCATTGCGGGCAGTGAACACACCGAAAACTTCTTTCCATTGCGGTGATACAAACATGGTCTTGTCCTCACAGTTCGATGACCCTTATATGGCATACCCTTGTCCCCAATACAAGCCCTTAGGGGACAATTATTTTAGGGAAAATAAGCTAATGGTTTCAATGGCAGTAATGGTGAATTGCGAATAGGGTTTGGGGACAGTAGACTTTCAGC